CTTTCAGATTTATCGTGTTTGGAAAAAATTAAAGAACTGTTAAGTCCTATACAAGTGTTAGCGGAGCATAGTATTGGATTTGAAACTGTTCCTGCAAACGAACATGTTATAAATCATAATGACTATCTGTTAGGTTGGGGCAATCCATTTACTCGTAAGTGCAATATGTTATTCAATCTAGAGGATCACCCTATCTATATAACGCATGGGAAGGAAAATGAATCTAAGTATATTATGCCAGGTCAAGTCATGGCATTAAATGTACAACTATCACATGGATGTGACCACAGAGATATCGATGTAAGTTCTAAAATGTTTTCAATTAATTTACGGATGAACTATTTCGATACCGTAGCATATTTAAATACCATAATTAATTAAAAGCTTCATGTCCTTCAAAATACATGCCTATCATTACATATACCGCAATGTTAATAAAAATACATAGCGACATCATAATTCCATAAGTCATCAAAACCTGTTAAACAAATCAGCCGCATTACATTGTGGCTGAGCTCTACAAGTGAAGATGTTCCTATTCCATGTTATTGGATCTGGCATGTAATCAAACTGTGATTGTTGATTTATTGAAAACTTTAACGGCACACTACTACATGCCGTTAAAGTTACTACTAGTATTAAAGTTTTTGCTATTTTAGTCAGCACCGTTTTCTCTCCGTTTGTCTAATAGTGATGTGTATCCTTCTTCGTCTAAGTGTGTTATAGCTAACCAGGCGTGGGTCATTTCGTCCCCTGTTCTACTACCGCCCATTACCCACATATCAGAGTCTGGGTTGTTTGGGTTATCTGATGTGTTGTCGTACCATTGTTTCAATACAATAACTGCACCAGCTGGAATTAGCGGTGCTACATCTGGAGCATATAAATGACTGTGATGCCATGTTGCACTCCAATTTGATACTTGGCTAATTTGTTCTGTTTTGCCTGTGATAGGATAGAATATTTCCAAACTTGCGGCATTCATTCTTAAATGCCCGTGTGGTTGAAAACTGTCTAATCTCACAGGATGGTCAAAACTGTGGAAGCCTTGTGTCATGTGATAACCGTTCGGAGCAATAACTATATCGTCTTGGTCACCTAAGCGATACAACGATAAGTCTTGCTTATACTTTAATGTTTCACTTTCTTCTTGTGAGTATAGCCAAAGTCCTATCTCTACTACATTGTCTTTGATTACACTCCCAGGAGCCATTGCGCCTAATCCACCTGGGTACATATGAATGTCCCAACTTACTTCTGCATTTGCTGGAATAGTCCTGCACACACCCTCTGGTACTATCTCACCCCATTTACCCATTGCATATTCTGTTAACATGCCCTGGTTACCGCTCTCAGTTATAATACTACTGTTGGCGTGATGTACTACTGCTTTAGCTTCGCCACGTGGCTTAACTTGTACTGCTTTTATGCAACGATCCTCTGTTAGTCCAGTCGGAACTAAATGCTTATGCCACAAGTCGTTACCACTTGCAGGAATGTCTATTGCTACACTGGGTATAACTGTATCGGGTAAGCCAAACTGCTCAGTGAAACTCCATGCTTCTGGATCCGGTAGTTGTGCTGTCTGCACCGTTATGTCAGGATCACCTCGTAGGCTTCCTTTATCTACCCATTCCACAATTGTGTCTATATCCATTTGAGACAGACGCCAATCTCCTTGCAAGTCTTGTATGCCAATTCCATGATCGTATGCGTATGGAGGCATCTCTCTTGTCATTACTTTATAACTTATAAGAGGAGCCCATGGTCTAACTTGTTCGTACGTTTCAAAACTCATTGGTCCTATGCCACCTGCTCTATGGCATACTACACAATTGTTATTAATAATATCAGCAACGCCTGACACATAGTCTGTTGCCCATGATGATGTAGACACAGTGGCTAAAAAAGCCGTGAGTATATACTTGTACATGTTTTTTCCTTTGGATTGCGTATCAACTACGAGCGAGTGCTCTAATACTAATATAACCTTATGTTATATTCTTACATATATTTATCTTAATTGGATAAGTTCTAGAACTGTTTATATATGTTTGTTACAATTAATTACAATTAGCTTTTTAGATACTTCGTATCTTTTCCAACTACTAACTTCATTCATTACATTCATTTCAGTTCTTGTTAGAAAGTTTCTAATTAGTTAATTAATGCGATATCATATAGTTGGAGTCATACTTCTCCTATTGCAAGGAGAAGCTGTTCGGAAAATATAGTGTCTGTCGACATCATATGAGCCATCATCATCTCTAACTCGGGTGCTATAAGGAACCAGTGAGCTTTCTGTCCCCATACACTACCGTCTCATCTCACGGAAATTTATGTAACCTTGTAGAGTTTAGTTACACAAACTTGTAGGTTGCTTTTTCTCATTGCCTACATCCTTTTAATACAGTTTGTCGTGTGTTTGTATCTTTACCGCTATACATCTCCAATTCTCGCACCTTGTTCAGGTTTGTCGAGGAGTCCGATATTGGCCTCGGGTGGGGCTGGTGTATAGTCCTATGTAGTGTGACTTGGTGTCTGTGGTGTGCCTTGCTGTGACTTGGTGTCTGTGTTGTTATGCAATAGTTAGTTATCTATCTTTCAATGCTTCTCGTAGAATTTTTGAACCGCCTACCCTAACGTTAATAATACCGTTATAGTAATCATCGGTTTCTAATACACGCCTTTCAAATTGTTCTCTGGCTTCGAGATAACTTGCAACGCCTCTACTGGGGCAATACCAAATTATTTCTCTTGTAAACTTACCTTCTCCTAGCTCTGATACATCAGCATTTAGATGATCTGAACTTCCCCAATAAGTTTTCCAGTCCGATTCTTTCGTTCCGCGACGTTTGTTCTTTTTGCCTTTTAGTGGAGGCTTAGTTGTTTTAAATTTGGCTAACTTTTTACCTACATACTTTCTATCGTTTGTGGTATTAGTAATTAAGTAGACAAATGCCTCGCAATCGTCTGGAAGTGAGTCTACTGTTTTGCCTTCATAAGTCCATGGTGTCATGCATATTAGTTATCCAATATTTCGATGTCATTGGCATAAGAAGTGAAACCTCCTTCCTTTACAACATACAATACATTACTAACTCTTCCTTGCAGTTCTTCTTTATGGGAAATTAAGAATACATTTTTCTTAGATTCTCTTCCCATCTTTTTAAGTACGCCCAGTGCCGCTTCAACACCAGTTGTATCCATACCAGAGTCAACAAGTTCATCGATACACATTAAGTTCATTGGTTGGTTAAGACTTTCATAAATATCTCTGAATGCCCAACTCATGCCAAGTATTAATCTGTTACGTTCGCCTCTACTTAAATTATCAAAGTCTAAGTCTCTGCCATATTCAGTAATGTCTACACTCAAGTCTGAGTTGAATCTAACATCATGTGGCAAGCCTAACTTTTCTAAATAATAATTTAGTCTGTAGTTTAAGTATTGTAAGTTCTGGTCGATAATTTTCTTTCTTATAAAACTGTCTTTGCTTGTTAATAGTTTATACAAAAAGTCTTGATGGTCTTTTAATTTAGTCCACTCGTTAATGCCTTCATAACTAACTTCTTCCAAGCCAGTTTCTCTAAGTGTAACTACTTGGTCAGAATATGGATTAGTTTCTTCTTTACGTTCAGCAAGTTGCTCTGTGATAGTGTCTAAATTATGTCTATGCTGTAAAGCATCTTCCATGCTGTTATAAAAAGTAATAGGACTTTCAGGCAGTTCTCCGATGTCAGTTAGGCTTTGCTCTAACACAGCTATTTTGCCTTCTAATTCTGTAGAATACGATAGCTCTTTTTTTTCTTTTTCTTTAAGCTCTGCGGTATACGTTTCATGAGTATCCAAGTGTGCTGTACTTTGATCACATGCTGGGCATACGCCTGATTCAGCTTTCTCGATATCGCTTCGTATACTAACAAGTGTACTAGCATTACGTTTGCTACTAGTTTGTAGTTGCTTTAACTCATTTTGTAAGCCTTGCATTTTTGAATACTGTTTGTGAACAATATCTAATTCTCTGTGCTTGTCTAGTTCGGAATCAATATCAGTTTCACTTAATGCATCCAATGATGCTTGTAAGTCTTTTAATTTTACGCTATGTTGATTGTCCCATGCTTTCCTACGCAATTCAATGTCGTCGATGTTCTTTTCAATACGCTTGTTAGCATTCTGTACTGCTTGTATTCTAGACTCTTCGTCTTTAATGCTGTCTTTGGTATTTTTAAGTAGCTCTTTAAGTAGCTCTGCTTTTTCACTAATCTCAGTGATGCCTAGTAACTGCTCAATCATATCACGTTGGTCATTAGTTTTCATACTAAGGAACGGTTCAGTGTATGTATTCAATGCAATCAAATGCTTAAACATATTATGAGGGAACCCTATAATACGTTCTATTTCTTTTTGTGTTTCTCTACTGTCGCCTTGCTGTTCGTCATCAGCTTTCTCTACACCATCTATAAAAAACTTTAAAGTGTTAGGACGTCTGCCACGTTCAATTCTATATTCGTTTCCGTTGATATCAAAGTCAACAGTAATAATCATGCCTTTAGCATTTGTTTTATTAATTAAGTTATCACGTCTAATGTTTGTTAACGCTTCGCCGTATAATCCATAACTTAATGCATTAATGATTGTCGTTTTACCTGTACCGTTTCTACTGCCATCGCCACCTAAGTCTAAATTGTGTCCTAGGACTAGTGTTAGTTGCTCGGTATCAAATGTAACCGCCTGGGTATTGTTGCCAATACTCATAAAGTTTTTTGCTGTTACGTTTTTTATAGTAAGCATTTATAAGGTCTCTAAACTTCTGTAAATTTTAACAAGCTCGCCGGTGTCGACTAAGTTGCTTTCGATTGTTTCTAATTGCTGTATAACAATTTGGTCAACACTTTCAAATTGTATTTCACCACCTTCGAAGGCTTCCTCTTCTTCTTTAACAGGAAGTAATTGTATCTCTCTAACTTTAAATTGTTCTGCAAATGTTTCACGAATAAAGTTTGCTTCTTCGTAACTGATGTTTACATCTAGTTTAACTCTTGCATGAGTTTGTGAATCTAAATATTTTTCAGGCGCTTCAAGTAACTGACGTAACCCCATAGTAACATACTTTGGACACTCTGCCCAATTAACATATTGTGGCTCGCCATCCCATTCTAAAAACATTGCACCACGTTCATTATCTTGTGCATCTGCATAGTTATGTGGGAAAGCATTACCGATGTAATGTATGTTGCCTTTATATTGACGTTTGTGGAAGTGACCACTGAATACATATTCTGGACCACTTAACATGTCTGCTCTAATACCACCGTGATCCGGCATTTCAATCATTGCATTCATTTTAAAGTATGGTAACTCGAAATGTCCAAACATGTATTTGCATTTTACTTTAGCAACATCTTTGTGTTCGTCTCCGATTAACCATGGAACGATAGCAACATCATCTTGTAGGAAGTGTTCATCTACCATAACAATGTTAGACATATCTCTAGCAAACTCGATACTGTTTAAGTCACGCTTTTCTCTATAAAACAAGTCATGATTTCCAGTGATAAAGTACACAGTTTCAAATGCATCGTTTAATCGCTTTAAGTCTTTGATAGTAGAGTTCATAGTAGCAATGTTAATACTTGCTCTATGATGATGCCAGTCGCCCAGAAATATACAAGTCTCGCAATTCCGTGCTTTCGCTTCCTTAATAAACCACGTTATAAAGTTATCGCAGTCTATTAAATGTTGTCTACTGTTTTGTTTTAAGCCGTAATGTATATCGGTGAAACACGCGGCCCTTTCAAAAAGGTTTGCCATAGTGGTTGTTACTCAGTTGATGTATTTTCTACTTCAGTTTCTGCAATCGCACGAAGTTCTTTCATCTCATTCTCGTATGCAATCTGTCTACCATAACTTGGTAAATGACCAGACTCGATTAAGATGTCGTCTCTAATTGATTGGTTACGTTTCTCTAAGTTTAACACTCTAGTGAAACTGTTATTAACTGTAGCGGTATAATATGCAAATGGATTGTCTGATTTTGCTTCGTTGAATTGCAATCCTATTTGAGCAAGTTGTACTAATGCTTGTCCACGCATTTCGTCAACATAAGTGTAACCTCGCCAGTTACCTCTTTGACTGTAACGCTCTACAAGTTTCATAAACATGCTACCGAGGGTATTTGTAATTTTTCCGTGGTCAACACTAAAATGACCATTGTGTAGTCCACCTACCCAATGACTTCTAGCAACTTCCCTAGGATTTGTTCCAGCACCATCTACTATATAATGTTTAAATGGAGGGAAATTTAGTTTTGCTTTTGTATCAGCAACTGTTTTAGTAGTTTTCTTTCTACCCGGTTCATCTGGAATATGGTCATATCCCATAACTCTAAACACTAGTTCATCTACTGCAAGAGAAAGCGGATCAACTGCAAAGTCTTTCTGCTTAGGCTTCTTATCCCAACCGCCTTCTTTCATAGCAGTTTGGTAGCCTTCTGATTGTAGTTTTGCTGACCTATTCTCTTGAGCCTGTTTAATAGTAGTTTTATTAATTTCGTTGACATCCATTAAAATGATGTCTGGGTTCATGTACTTGTCATCTTGCACATAACAATACGACATCTTACTAGCATGAATCTGCTTTAGTATGTCTTTGTTGTTTAAATAATTAACCTTTTTTGGTGTAATGTGAGCCATATAATCTCCTTAGTTAAACAGTATTATAGTGCCTAAGCAAGACAAAGTCAACTGTTTTCTAATAATCGTACTAATAATTAAAACGTGCTATTATTTATCTTGATAAATACAACGAAGGAGCACAATATGGCAAATGAAACATCAAATACCCAACCTAGTGTAAACAGCGAAGACGGTTCTCAAGAATTTAATCAATTCATGAAACGCAACGACGGCACAGAATTTGGGGAAATAGACTGGCGAGCAAGAATCCGACCTAAGAAAGGCGGAGAGAAATGGGCATACGGTCTAGTAGATCCCGATGATCCTTCTAAAGAAATTACTGATAGTGTACTAAAACCATTGCAAGAGAGAGGCGGAATTGTGTTTCCTTTTACTCCGGATATCTTCCTTGCGGCTTCAGTAGATTATAATGAGTCTACCCAACATGGATCGAACTATCCGTTTTATACATACATTAATAGTAGACCTACAACGATACCTATCACAGGAACGTTCACAGCAAATACTACAGACGAAGCACAATATATGTTAGCAATATTTCATTTTTTAAGAAGTGTTACTAAAGCATTCTATGGTGATAGTGCTGTTAAGAGTGGATTCTTTGGAACTCCTCCTCCAGTGTTATTATTTGAATACTTAGGAGAATTTGGGTTTAACAAAGTTCCAGTTATCATACGAAACTATAACTTCCAGTTACCGCCCAACGTAGATTACGTTCCGGTTAAATACAAAGGTAAAACTACAATGATGCCAACGGAAACTAGTATAATGATAGAACTTGCACCACAATACACATATAGAAAAACAAGAAAGAAATTTAACTTGCAAAGATTTACTAGTGGCAAGGGACTATCGGATGGATTTATCTAATGGCTAACACGGTTAACAAAGACAGTTTTTTACGCAGAGCTTCCACAAGAGGATTATTTCTTGACGTAAACGATTTGCCTAAACTTCCAAAAAGTCGAGCAGATAGAAAGTATTCAGTAGAACCTAAATACGCAAAACGCCCTGACTTACTAGCATACGAACTATATGGAACGGTCCAACTATGGTGGGTGTTTGCATTAAGAAACCCAGATGCATTAGTAGACCCTATAGAAGACTTTGTGTCAGGTTTAATAATATTCGTACCCTCTAAGGAAGTAATAGACAGGCTAGCAAACTAATGTTTGGATCTTCCAAAGACAAAGAGACAGCTGAAACTCCTATAAAGGAAGACCGATGGATTGGTGCTGTAGCCGGTAACAAACTAGATGCTTTCAATAACGCATCATATAATTTTAGACTTTACATGATACCCGATGATGACGGCAACGGCGGCGGATATAAAAACGGAGCCTTAAAAGCCGCACCAGAACAAACAGTTATTATTGCTCAGACTAGTGTAACTGGTGTAGCAATAGAAAATGTAGAATTAAATATCGTTAGGTCCGGAGCAGGTGTATTTGTGACCAACGGTTCTTTTACACTTATACAGCCCGGCGCCGCAGACTTACTAGACCAGATACAGATGGCAAAACAAGTGCTAGGCATCAAAGCCGGTATGTTTGCTAATGCACCTGTATTTCTCGAATTGAACTTTAAAGGATACACAGAGGATTTAGACGATAATGAATCCGGTGGCGAACCTGTTTCTATCGATGGGCCATGGTGTTGGCAATTAGAAATTGCGACTATCGATGTAAACATTAATGATGCTGGTAGCACATATGATGTTACGTTCGTACAAACCGAATCAACCGCATACTCGGATACATTTTATACAATTCCAGCTGACACCAGTATGACTGGTAGCACTATTGTAGAATGTATGAAATCCTTAGAAGATACACTTAAACAGTTCAGAGAAGACAACTATAAAGAACATGCTGTACAAGATGAAGTATCGTTTGACTTCTCTAATCTTGTGTTGATGCTCGGTGGAGACGGCAATTTAAATTATAGTAACTACAAACAAGCTGAACAAGTAAACAGATTAATGAATGCAGATTCCATGGGAATCAAGACCAGAGAAGAATACGATAAAATATTAGAAGACAATCCAGACAGTTTAGATGGTGGTATAGAAGCCAGCGGTGGAGTTTGGAGACGAAACAGAATACAACTAAAGCAAGGCACTAACTTACATAAGATCCTTACAACATTGCTAGTAATGAATGATGACTTTTTAAAGGCAATCACAAGAAAGACAGACTTCACTGATCCTACCATAGACAAAGACGGTCTAGACATGAATCAAACATTTACCACATGGTACAGAATAGAAGCGGTTACTGAGTGGCTAGACTATGACCATAGAAGAAATACTTACGCAAAGAAAGTAACTTATAAACCTATACTTTATGAAACAGCAGACGACTCACTAGCCAGTGGCCCGGGTGAATTTGATACTACTAAAGAAAATATTAACACTCGAATAAATGAACTGAAAATAAAAAAAGCATATCATTATTTGTATACTGGACAAAATGACCAAATTTTAGAAGCAACTATTGGCTATAAAGCAGGACAACTATTACTAGGTGCTCCGCAAGGAGGATTGATGGGTGATGCATCTACTAATCCTAACGCACCAGGAACTCCGACAACTGATGACGACCTCAACAATTCACAAAAGAAGGCTAAGATTGCGGCGGCACAAGAAAACACAGACGCACTAACCAAGAAATTAAATAACTCTGCATACCAGAATGAAGTTGCTGACCAACTACAGTTAAGTGCTTCTGAAAGAAAGTCTCTACAAGAAAATAAACAGACACAAAGGAATTTAGCAGAAGCTATGGTATTATTGAATAACGGAGGCAATGATCCGCTAGGGTATTTCAGGTCCCAAGAAGCCAATGCAGATCCTAGCACCCCTACATCATCGGATCCGACGCCAACGCAAAACGACCCACCGTACAAGCCAGAGCCGAGTGGCTATTTGTATGGAGCGGATCTTATTGACAATGCCGGTGGCAGTGAAATTGTTATTGGCGAACTTAGTTCTCGTCAAGCAATGAACTCGTTAAAGATGGCAGTTACTAAACCGGGATTTGACTATACTAAGAGTATTGTGTCCACATCAGGTAATACTGTTGACGGCACGCCTAAAGCAACATTGTTTGGATACATGTACCAAAATGTCAATGATGCAAGTATATTAATTGATTTAGGATTAAAAATTAGAGGCGATGTATGGTACTTAGGCGAGAAGCCAACGGACCCGCAGAAAGGCAAAGGCATGTCAGCGAAACTAGACAACATTGGAAAGGCAACCACTATGGATTCCATATCGTATACCGGCAATGATAACTATTTTCTATTTACAATGCAAACTCCGAGGGTAATAGATCCTGATATGGATGATGAAGATAACAACACAGGGTATCTTGAGAAAGCAGGCACGGCTTACTTTATAAGCGGTGTATATCAAATCATGGCAACTACATGTACATTTAGTAATGGCATGTTTGAAATAGAAGTAAATGCTAAAAAGAATACAGCACTAAATTTATCTGAGTACGACATAGTAGATATAGATTACGGAGATGGCTACTTAGCCGGTCCAGCAGATGATGGATTTGATCCTAATGCAGAAGCAGACGCCGTCAACGCACGACAACTAGAAACATTTAATGAGTCCAAAGCGGACAGGAGTACAGGCGGATGAGTTTACGCGGAAATTATAGAGCAGATAAGTTTAAAGTTAGTAGAAATAATCCCACTGCGGAAATGACTAAAAATGCTGATTTAGATTTCGGTGTATATTTAGGCGAAGTTATTGTTAGACCTAAAGACGATACTAACAGTGGCAGACTAACAGTGTATATTCCATCGTTAGGCAAAGATAGAGATAATCCGAGTAATTGGGTTAATGCATTCTGGAGTACTCCGTTTGGTGGAAGTACCCCGGCTAACAGAATTGGAGACAATTTAGCATCGTATGTCGAAACACAAAAAACATATGGCATGTGGATGGTACCGCCTGATGTAGGTAACTGGGTATTAGTATGTTTTGCTGACGGCAAATCTAAATTACCATTTGTACTAGGATGTTTACTACCAGATCAAATGGCTAACATGGTACCTGGTAATGCCGCAGGCAGAACTTTTGGCACAGACCAAAAATTGCCAGTTGCAGAAGTTAATAGACAAACAGACCAAATAAATCACGGTGTTAATGCTACACGACCAGTTAACCCATATATAACAAAACCTATTCTTGACCAAGGCTTAATAAATGACAAGCTCAGAGGCTTATCGTCATCTAGTGCAAGAAGAGAATCACCTAGTGCAGTATTTGGTATATCTACTCCTGGTGCAGAAGATGTAAATTTAACTACAGGTAAAAAAGACGGCACACACAGAACAGGTGGACACAGTTTTGTGATGGACGATGGCGACATCAACGGCGACAGTAAAAATATAAGAATTAGAACAGCAGGTGGCAACCAAGTATTAATGGACGACACTAACGGACTAATTTATATAATAAATGCAAAAGGTACTGCGTGGGTAGAGATGAGTGGAGACGGCGACATACAAATATATAGTGAAAAAGATATTTCGTATAGAGCTAAAGGTAACATCAATATTCGTGCAGACAAAAATTTAAATCTAGAAGGCAACACATCTGTAAATATTAATGCAGGTGTTTATGGCGAAGCACATGGACAACAAGACGAGGACGGCAATCAACGTGGCGTACTCAACATTAACGCTGGCGCAGAAGCTACTATGAAAGTTATGAAAGACTTTGTGTTAGAAGTAGACGAGTTAGGCAGTATGCATTTAACTGCCAGACAATCACTACTTGCAACCGCTGGCACTGACATGCATTTAAATGCTAAGTCTAACATGTTTAGTACAGCGTCAGAAACTCAGCATATTAAGGCAGGCGGTGAGACAAATATACAAGCAGGTAATAAAGTAAACGTAGTGGGCAGTACAGTGCATCTCAATGATGGTGGTAGTGCAACACAGGCAGAAAACAGTAAAGCCGCTTTGGCTATACCGACAATAGCACATGAAGACCAGCCAATAGAAACACCAGGGTGGGAATATGACTTTCAAGCAACTAGCGAAGATAATCCGTTGACCACTGACGGTGAGAGAGATGGTAATAAAGATACTGTTACTAGTATTATAGAGCCATTACTGACTCGAGAGCCTTATATAGGCCATGCAGACAAAGACAATCCAACTAGTTAAGCTGTTTCGTTATTCTTATTTGTATGTATTTGTTGTTGTAAATCAGCAAACTTGATATAGGCTCTATATTTGCCTTCTTGTTCTTCAGCAACTGATCTTCTTAAAGTTTTAATTTCGGCTCTTAGTTGATTACATTCGTTGTTCTTGTCAACAAGCATAAGACGAAGTTCTTCTTCTAAGGTATCGTTTAAGCTATGGTTATTATTCACCAAACATCTCCCTTTTTATAATTTCAACCGTTTCAAAATTAACTAGCACTTCGTTGTGACTAGTACCCATTTCAATCTGTTTCAAATTATTAAAATTACTAGGAACAGATTTCTGTGTTTTAACAGTTAGAGTGCCATCGTTAGATTCACCCATACCAGCAAGAGCATTTCCGGCTCCTCTAGTTCCTGTTGTTACTATGTTAATTATCTTAAAATCATTGTTTACAGTTTGTAATGCAGTGATAAACGTACTCTTTGGATTTAGTGCTGTAAAAAGTTTGCTGTGTCTGAATGCATACGATAACCATTTTGCTGTTCTACTACCGCCCCACGGAGCACTCATGGCTAAAAATACTTCACAGTTAGCAAATGCCTGTACCGCTTTTAATCCTAGCAAACACCCGTAACTATGTGCTATTACGGAGAATGGTTCATGCCCAAACTCATCGAGTATTTCCATTTTGATACGAGTTACTAATGTTTCCGGTAGCTCTTGCGTGTCGTACTCTATATAAAGTACGTTATGTTCTGGCAAGAATATTTGTAAAAAGTTAAAACTTAACGTGGAGGCGCCACTACCATGTATAAAAACAATATTTTTGTTAGGCGGTAACGGCATTCTTGAGCATAGATTCCATGTCATAGAATTCCTGTGGTACTTTGCCCTTCTGACCTACAAGATTAACCATTTCGAACAATACATAGCCCTTAGTGTGGTAATCGTAAATGCCTACGGAATGTAGACGATTCTGTTTTTTCGACATCATCTTTTGGAAACGAGGTCCGTACCCAGAAGACTGATCAGTTAATTTTAACTGCTTGTTAACTGCGTCTGCTTTTTTGCAAATGCTGTCGAATCGTTCAATGATATTTCTCATTGTTATTCCTATAAATTTATAAAATTAGCAAGATAATTCCTACTATGTTATTATGTATCCATTCTATTGAAAAGTCAACATTTTTTTAGGCTTATTATGGTGTTTATTATAACTAGTTTTAATCCTTTAGGATAAATAGTTGTATGGCAAATATATACAGAGGATTCAGCACAACAGGCAAGGTAAGGGCACCTTATACGCTAATTGATGGTGAACTTATAAAAGCTGACTTACTTAACGAACTTTATACCAAAAGAGGTGAGCGAGTAATGAGACCTACATATGGTACTAGAATTTGGGATATTATAATGAACCCTCTAGACCAATACGTTGTTGCAGAAATCAAAGAAGATATAGAGCGTATTGTATCGAAGGACAGCAGGGTAGAAATGACCGATATGTTCACTGATGTATTAGACCACACAATTCGCATAACATTACACTTAAAGTTTAAACCGTTTTTATCGGAAGACACACTATTTGTAGAGTATGCTAGGGAAAACGTAGAGATATAACATGGCAGTTAATAGCAGACAAAATAATTTATTCGCGGCAGAAGATTGGTCAGTAGCCTATCAGGCATATAGTCAAGTAGACTTTCAAGCATACGACTTTGACACTATTAGAAATGCAATGGTCGAATATATCAAATCTAATTTTCCAGAAAACTTCAATGATTATATTGAAAGTTCAGAATTCATAGCAATCATAGAATTGCTTGCCTACCTCGGGCAAAGTATTGCATTCAGAATGGATGTTAATACAAGAGAAAACTTTTTAGAAACTGCTGAGCGAAGAGACTCGGTATTTAAACTTGCTAGACAACTTGGATACAATCCAAAACGAAATATGCCTGCAAGTGGATTAATGAAAATTGTAAGCGTGTCAACTTCAGAGGCGTTAACAGATAGTTCGGGTGCAAGTATAAACGATAAAACTATTAGCTGGAACGATGCAAACAATCCAGACAGTTACGAACAATTTTTAACTATAATGAATAGTGCATTTGGTAATGTTAACAGATTTAGTAAGCCTGTAAAAACAGGAACTGTCGGTGGAATCATAACAGACAGATACGATATTAACACTCCAATCACTGCATCGCAAACATACGGCTTTGATGTAAATGTTAACGGAGTTGACAGAGCATTTGAATTTGTGAATGTTGATTTTGAAGATGCCGGTGTGTTTGCAGAAAAGCATCCAGACAGCACAAACAACTTTTCAATACTTCATAGAAATGACGGACTAGGATCATTAAGTAAAAATACTGGATTCTTTATGATGTTTAAGCAAGGCACATTGCGATCATCAAATTTCGATTTTACTACACCAATTGAAAACAGACAACAAGCAATTGCTGTTGATAATATTAATGAAACAGATGTATATTTGTCAGAAGTAGATAGTAATGATAAAGTATTAACTAAGTGGGTTAAAGTTCCAAACACTGTTGGACAGACTTTAATGTATAACACTAAGGCTAAAAATACTCCGTTATTATATGCTGTACAAAATGTAGGACAAGGTGGTATTAGACTACAGTTTGCAGACGGTAACTTTGCAAACGTACCTATGGGATCATTTAAAGCTCAGTACAGAGTTAGTGACAACGAAAGATTTGCACTACAGCCAGATGATGTTAGAACTGTTGTAACAACTATACCATACTTTACAGGAGATGGTAAATCGCATCAGTTAACAATTACATCAAAACTAGAAAGCAAGGTATCAAACAGTTTACCTGCAGAAACACTTGCTGGCATTAAGGAAAGAGCACCACAGGCATATTATGCTCAAGACAGAATGGTTACAGCTCAAGACTACCAAGTACTTCCTTTAGCTAAAAGCACAAACATTAAAAAATTAAAAGTTACTAACAAAACACATGCTGGACACAGTAGATATATTGATATTACAGATCCTACTAGTACTTTCCAGACCACAACTAGTATCGCAGAAGATGGCGCATTGTATGAAGAGCCTAGTAACTCTAGTGATGCATTTAAAGTAACAACTACGAATACTACACAAGATTTTATTAACACAAAGTTTCCAACTATTATTAAGAACTTAAAACTTAATGATTTTATTTACAGCACATTTAGAACTAAAGTTAAAGAAGTTCCTGCTTATACTGATATGTTTGATATTTCATTATTCGGCATAACATGGAATACATTGCCAAGAATTGCTACAGGTGTGTTTGGGTATATGTCTGAGACATATACAGCTGGTGGAACACCTACTGACGTTAATGTAGCTAATACGCTGTTTAAAATTATACAGCCTGGCTATATGTTAAAATTCTATGATCCCACTGATAAAACAAAATATGAATGGGCTAAGATTGTTAGTATGGATAACAACGGTGTTAGAAACTCGGCTAGTAGTACATCAAATGGCCCAGTTAAACTTAATAAGAAAATTACAAATGGTTGGAAATGTGATGAAGTAATTGTTATTTTAAGAAAAACATTATTTGCATTAGAAGAACAGCAATTAAAATCGGCAATGGCTTCTAGAAGAACATTTGGCGTAAGATTTATGCCTAGCGAAAATAGATTCTATATTATAGAGAATAATAATTTAAGTACTGCTAAAGACTTTAGTGCTTCGTATACCGGAGATTCATCAGGAACAGGATTAGATGCAAGTTGGATATTAAAATTTAAATATGTTAATGTAGATACATTATCATACAGATATGATATTGAAATTAGAGGAACACAATTTGTGTTCGAAAGTTTAGACGATGTTAGATTTTATAATGTCAATGAAAACAGGTTACAGGATAACGCAACAGGTTTAGCAAAATACGATTCAATTGAATTACCAACATTAAACATTAAGCCTAGTTTCACAGAATCATTTACATGGGTTGACGAAGACGGTGTAATAATTGGAGACAAGTGGTATTTAGGTACTACAGGATCTTACTTTTCTAATATACCGTTGATTTCCAGAAATGTTAAGCATTACGATATAGCAGTTTCAGTTATATCTAACTTAGGAATTTATCAAAATGGAGCCATAGGGGCTTTTGTACAACCAACATCAATTGAATTAGGCACATCGGCATCAACAACTGTTACTGACAAAGTAGTAGTAGTTGCAGACACTGGCGTAATTTATAAGTTGCCAAAAATAACTATAGCGTTTGATGGTACCACATTCGGTGGACCAATTTTAAATGCTACAGGCGGCATTGCATACAGATATAATAATCAGAACTTAACACTGGCGGCAGGCGGTTCATGTACAGTAGCTGGCGCTTCTTTCCAATTAGCTACTAGTAACTATGCGGCACAGACAGGAACACTTGTAGTTGACTTTGAAGCAAGACATCACTATGCCATAGACAACTCTGCTAGAAATAACAGAAGTGATACTATTGCAGTTAAGTATGTTAACGACAACTCTAGACTTGATGCTCCGATAGTATATAGTGCTATAGGAAACTTTAGTTACCCAGACGGATATACTGATCCTAAGAAGGTTAAAGTTACTCCTGTTAATACAGCATCATCAGATAGTCCAGATAATCCAATCCAGTTTGAACATTTTGTTGGCGCAGACGACATTATATTATTTGAAAACTATGAAGACTTTGATGGCTACACTTATACTAGACCAGTTAAAACAGGCATATTAGATTTAAGAAAAGAAACAACACTAACGTTTGCTGGAGATAGATCAACTGTGACAGGCGCCGCTGGTGTGCCGTATAATACTGCTGATTACGAATTCTACTTAGTTAGAAACAAAACTGTTGTTGATTTATTTAATAACCAGCAAGGTAAAAATGAAACTACTGGTGGCATGCATAATAAAAAGATTTATTCTAAAGACACTGGGAAGGTATTTATTTTAACTAAGAGTAGCACAAACTTAGCAAGTGTTAGCAACTACGAAAGTTCAAGTCACTTTGCTAAAAAAGGCAGAAGTTTTACACAGAATTCTAAGTCACTCAGACAAAACGGTGTAGTATTTAAATGGACTCACGTTGCAGACAATAGTATGCGAATCGATCCTAGTGTTAGTAACGTACATGAATTCTTTGTACTTACTTCTTCGTACTGGGAAGACATGCAATCTTATATTAAAGTGCCAGGAACAGATTTCCCAACAGCACCTACTAGTTCAGAATTAGAAAACGAATTTGCTATTTTACAAGACTTTAAATCTGCTAGTGACCAATTAGTATTCAAGAGTGGAAGATTTAAATTAATATTTGGCGATGATGCAACTGATGAGCTACAAGCAAAATTCAAAGTTGTTCGATTGCCTGGAACAAGTTTAAGTGATAACGAAATTAAAACAAAAGTTATTGGCGCAATTAACCAATATTTCAATGTAGATAATTGGGACTTCGGCGATACTTTTTACTTCACAGAACTAAGCAGTTATATACATCAGCAAGTTGGAAATGCTATAGGCAGTATTGTTATTGTGCCTACAAAAGCAAGTGGTGTTTTTGGAGACTTATTCCAAGTTAAAGCAGATGCAGACGAACTATTTTTAAGTACAGCCGGCATTGACGAAATTGATGTTGTAGACAAATTAACACATGGTAACATTAAGCCTAACAAGACTAGTAGCGGACTATTAACAACATACAATGGTGTTGACAGCTCTGTGGGTCCTTATGCTATTAATGGTTACTATCCGTTATATGCTTCAGCTGAAGCGGCAAACTTTGCAGGTGACGGAACAAGTATGACGCACACATTCTTTGGGCAAGTATTTTACATGCCTAACAGTGTAACATACTACCATGGTACTTATGTACTGGATCAAAGTGTAGCAAACACTACATTGGGTAATACAATTACCCTAAATAATTCTGTGGGCAACTCTAGTAGCTCAACAGACAACAGCGGATATTAGGAAAAAACATGGCTGATAAGCAAATAAGTAAGTTACCCGGTGCATTACAGACCACGGTATTAAAGAACTTTTTTGAAAGTACCGTAGAACAGTTATTCAGTAAAAGTAACATTGAAACAATTTCCGCATACATTGGACGTAAGGAGCCAGATCAATTTAACTCCAGCCAAGACCACTACATTGTTGAACCAAATCCAAGCAGACAAAAATACAGTTTAGAGCCAGTAGTAAACACAATTGATGGATCTACCGGCGAAGCAACAAATGTATTATTCTACGAAGACTTTGTTAACCAATTATCGAGTTATGGCGTAGATACTAAAAACGAAAATGTATTGTTTGACACAAATTTTTATAGTTTTTTACCTCCAATTGATTACGACAAGCTAGTTAACTTCCAGGAATATTTCTGGAGCACAGACGGCCCAAACAAGATTACAGTTAACGGAACTAGTGCAACAACTATTAATGTTTTAAAAGATATAATAGGCAAGAAGTTTTATACTTCACCTAATGGCATAGAACTTAAAAACGGCGCTGTTATAGAATTTGCAGGCACACATGTTATTCCAGCAACGTACTTAGGAATCAGATACATCGTAGAAGGTGTAGGCGATAGCATAGTGTTATATGCTAAGGATCAAAACTTTAGTGCTATATTTTCAACACCAGCATTTACACCGTGGGACGATGAAGTTATAACGGCGGAATCAACGCTTATAGCATCTGACATACCATCAGGCGCAATTACAGCCGCCGCATTATTATTAGAAGACAACGGCACTGCTAGACAATACTATGACGCACTAGGAAAGAAAATTGACAACGAATTCTTTATTGGATTAGATGATATAACATTAACTGGTGAAACTTACTGGAAAGGATATGTTACAGGCACTGGCAAGTTTCTTTCATACATGAACACAGGTACTGCAGGCTTTGATGCTGATCCATGGGATGGCGGCAACACCCAGATAGTACCCGACTACTTGATTATGCAAAGGGCCGCTGAAGATAACAATACTTGGAGTAGGATTAACTTTTGGCATCACAAAGATAGATTTACAGAATCGGCTACTGCATTGCCTGATAAGGCTTACAGAGCAAAAAGACCGATCCTAGAATTTGATAGAAATTTAGAATTATATAACTTTGGAAGTAAAGGAACAACATTCAGTGCTGATTTAAGTGGCACAGGCTATACTAAAAATGAAGTGCAAGGCAGAGCCGTTAGTGCTTTACTAGATAATCAAGGATTAAAACTTGCTAACAAACTGCTATTACCAGACGAAGATGCAACCATATCAAAATACATTTATGTTGTAGAGGATACGCAAACACAAACTGTTAACGGTGCTGTTTCTAGTTCCACTACTGTTGTACTAGATAGTATGGCAGATGTTTACGTTGGTGCTTTAGTTAAAGGCACAGGCATTAGTGGTGTCGATACAACAGTAAAAACAATTAATACTAGCACACTTACTATTACATTAAGTCAAGCAGAAACTATTGCAGACGGTGTAGCATTAACTTTTAATAACAGAATAAAATTAACAAGGATGCCACATCCAACAACTAATCCAGTTGGAGCAGTTGACGGTGACTCAAACTTTGTTCCGTGGACTCCAGTAACAGGCGACATTGTAGCTGTTCTGTTTGGAGTGCAACATCAAGGTAAAGAATACTACTGGTCTGGAACAAAATGGATTGTTGGTCAAAGAAAGACAAAAGTTAATTCAGCGCCATTATTTGCGGCATACGACTCTAGTAAAAAATCTGTTGGCAACGAAGTAACGTATCCAAGTTCATCATTCAAAGGAACTAAGTTATTTTCCTATAAGGACGCACTTACTAGTTCAACTAACGACAGTGTATTAGGATTCCCATTAGAATATAAAAACTTTAATAACTTTAGTGAAATTGTGTTTGATAATAACATGTCTAGTGATGTAATTAGTTACACACCTTTCGGCGGCACAACTACTAGCTTTGTAAAAGGTTATAGTTATTATAAGAAGACAGATACTGACGGAGTAATTACTTACGACACAGCATGGCGTGGACATAAAGACTCATTTAAACAGAAAGTGGAAGACGATTTTGAAGTATCGCAACTTGACATCGACAATAAACGCACACTCTGGAACCTTACTACTGTACCGTCTGATGCTACTAAAATTAGAGTAAAAGTAAATGGAATTCGTAGAGCAGACTGGACATACAACACTACGTTAAAAGCAATAGAGTTTACAACATTCAATGTAGTAAAGAATGATACTATTAGAATTACTACTCCAACAACTACTGGAATAATACAAGACAAGAAACGAACCGGGCGATATGAATTACCGTTAGGCTGGTATGCTAATACTGAAAAATCTGATGTATTAACTATTAGTGAACCGCAGTACTTAGAACATGTTAAGGACTATATCCAAGAGCAAACAAACATAGTTGGTAATGCTTTAGGTGATAACAATTTTGCTAGCCTAGATGACGATAAAACTCTTGCAAACAAAATTGTGCAAACAGACGACGATTTGCAGATGGCAGGATTCCTTATAAGCAACGATAAATTTAACATTGTAGATGCAATGAAGTTTAACGGCGATGAGTATCTAAAATATAAAAACAGATTAAAGAAAGAAATTAAACGCTATATCGATGCTAACGATACAACAGTAATGACTGACCATGCAATATTGGAAGACGTTCTACAAAACGTCATAGCATACAATCCAGGTAAACTAGTATTTGACTACAGTTACATGTTAGCATTAGGCGACAGGTATGATGAAGAATTACTTCTTATTAATAATATTGTACAAAAAGAATACACACTATCTAACTTCTTAAATTTAGATAAAATAGAAAATGCTATTCATGTTTATGATCAAGATGCTAAAGGCAATGATGTATTATTATTAATAGATAAAGATTATACAATGGCTGGCAAACTCGGCGTGTGTACTCTATCATTTACAACAGAATATACGTTAACATTAGGCAATACTATTAAAGTTAGATTCTTTAACAAAAATAGAGAAAGTGCTCAATGTCCTCCAACTACATCTGCTATGGGTATTACACCTGTACAGTTACCAAAAATTATGTCTGATACATCATTTGCAGAAGCAATTAACGTTATAGTTGGACATGACGGCAGTAGAACAGTTGCAGACAACGATAAGCAAGATGAGATTTTATTAGAATTTGAAAAGAGAGTTTACAACAGCATACAACAAGTTTATAGAGACAAACTAAATTATCCAGATTTAAATGTACACGATATTAGACCAGGAACATTTAGAAATACTGGTATTTCTAGAACTGCATACTACAACATTTTAAGAGAAAACTTTAACAAATTTATTGCAAGAAACGAAGCGGACTTTGTTGAAAACGAATATTACGATGTTGATAAACCGTTTACATGGAACTATAACTCAGGCACAGCAAACGCTGGGTACTGGAGAGGCATTTTTGAAGATAGTTTTGATACTGCTAGACCACATACGCATCCATGGGAAATGTTGGGACTTGTTAAAAAGCCAAGCTGGTGGGACACTCAATATATTACAACAACAAACACTAATTATGGTAGTGGCAACAAACCAATGTGGAGTGATATTGAAAACGGTATCATTAGGCAAGGCACCACAAAGAATGTAGATAATTCAGCATACAAAATTAATAATCCTTACAGACGTATTGGATTAAAGAGTATGTTACCAGTAGACGCAGATGCTAAGTTATTAGCACCAGCAAATATTTCAAGCACAGCGTCCACAACTAGAACCACAGTATGGACTCAAGCAGAGCTTGGCACAGCAACAGCTAGTGCAACTTCGTTTGTAGGAACTACAGACGGTTTACATATAAACGAAAGAACAGACGGCACCACTACGCACATTAATGTAACAACAAGTAACTTATTAAATCATGTTATTGGAACATTCCCTATTAGTAATAGTACTGCTTTTGTAGAAGACAAGACATCGAAATATACAATAAAAGTTATAGCAGATGCTACCGACGCCAATCATTACTCAGATGCAAGTACATCTACCGCGGCACAATTTGTTACAGCCACAACTACTGCTAAAACGCATACAGGTATTGCAGTTAACGGAGGTTTAGTATTTAACGGCAACACAGGTGTTACTATTGATACTACTAGCAATTGGCATTACAATGCTATGTACAGAAACGAAGTAGGCAGAGATACAGCAGGTGGAAACCCAGATGCAAATAACCGCTATGGTTATGTACAGCCTAGTCCAAAAACAGTTGGGCTTAGTGCATGGAGTACATCAACGCATAGTCCAATAATTGGTTGGGCATTTGATGGTTTGCCAATTTACGGGCCATATGGATATACAGACAGATTAAACGATACTAGTGATATTAAACGTTTAGTATCTAGTTATAGTTTAAAAACAAACGCAAGAGATACTTATGCACTAGGAGTAGGCGGAATACCTACAGGCGAGTTCATAGAGGACTATGTGTTCGATACTGCAACAGGTGACTTAGACGAATTTAATGGACGCTTTATGGTAACTCCAGAGTTTCCAAGTGGCGTATGGGCGTATGTTGCCACAATAGATACTGCTGGCGCTCCAGCATATCCGTACACCGTAGGTCCTAAGTTTAGATTTACTACAACTGACCTTGCAAACAACATATTAGGTGCAGGCACATTTGCTACAGCAGGCACAGAGAATTACTCATTAGTTAATACACAGACAACTACATACACTAGTGACGTTACAAAGGTTGCTAATGAATGGAAATTTGGCGATGGAGCTCCAGTAGAGAATGCTTGGAAGATGTCAGAGCAATATCCTTTTGCAATAGCAGAAGCATTATTCCTCACAAAGCCAGGTAAGTTTGCTAGTGTGTTTGCAGAGCCAGAAAAAATTATTAGAAGTTCAGCAAACCCTTTACAACTACTTGACAAAACAACATTTAAACGTTACCAAGTTAAAGATGCAATTGTACACGGTAATACTGCCGCTGACAATAAAACATTACTTACTAACACAGGGTATACACAATTTATTGATTCGTACTTACGATTCCATGGTATAAACACCAAAACAGAATTTGCTACTCCGTTTAAATCAGTTAACGGTAAACTAGGACATAAGTTTGCTGGCTTTGTTGACAAAGATACTATGACAGTATTCAGCGATAGCTACAGCATAACAGGTAATAGTTCAAGTTTAATTCTTCCACATGAAGATATTCAAGTAAGTGTTCACGTTGGACCTTACACAACTACAAACCAATACACTGGTGTAATAGTTGAGCTTACAGCAGACGGGTATTACAAACTTTCAGGATACAGCAGTACTAAGAGATTCTTTGAAGTTGAGCCTTCTAATAAAGAAGGGCAACGTACAGAAGTAAGTGTTGGAGGCGAACCAGCAGACTTTTCAAATTACGGGGCTACACTCTCATACAACGCAGGCGATATTGTTAAGTCTGGATACAACTACTACCAGGCAAAAAGTGCAGTTGCAAAAGCAACAGCAGTAACTAATACAGAATTTTATCAAAGGCTCAGCTCATTGCCAATGGTTAATGCCGCTGAAGCAACTTACTACTTAGAAGGAACTGGCGTAACAGAACGTGTAGAATACGGCACAGTTTATAAAACTATAGGCGAAGTATTTGAGTTCTTAACTGAGTTAGGAAGAAAGCAGAAAACACAAGGCTACGACTTTAACGACTTCAACAACGAAATAAATGATGTTAGTGACTGGGTATATTCAGGCAAGCAATTTTTATTCTGGAGTTTAGGTAAGTGGGCAACTGGTAATACATTAAGCCTAAGTCCAATGGCAAGAAAAATTAAGTTCACTTCCATTGAAGGTAGAATAAGCGAGATTGCAGAATCATTTAAAGGACAGTTTAGTATATTAGACGAAACTGGTAAAAAGATTTTACCAACAGACTGTTTAATTGTTAGAGAAGGAAGTACTATTGAAGTTACTCCACCAACTAACTCGCAGATTTTTGGAATTATTATCCATACAAATAGTATAGAACATGCTATGCTTATTAATAATAAGACTGTGTTTGGAGATACAATTTACGACACAGTGTTTGGGCATAGACAAAAAAGATTAAAAGTTAAAGGTAAGAGAACAGCAAACTGGACAGGCTCGTTAATGAGTGAAGGTTTCTTAATTACTGAAGATGGCTTAAAGCCAAACTACGATACACTTGCACAAGACATGGGTAGATACAATGAGATCGGTCATGTACCAGTTGAAAGACAAGTATACGAAGCAAGTAGACGACAGTATGGTTACACCGAAAGAAAATATCTAAGAGAGTTTGAACTTGTAGACGATAACCAATTCGATTTCTACAATGGTATGATTAGAGACAAGGGTACTAAGGCAAGTATTGAAAAATTACTTAACAGTGATAAAGTATTAGTTCCTGGTAGTATAGCAGTATACGACGAGTGGGCTCTTAAGTCTGGAGATTTTGGTGACGTTCAAAACAACCAGAGACTAGATATTAAAATACAAGATTCAGAAATTACAAGCGAAAATCAATTAATACAAATTGTTTATCCGGAAGATATTGTTAGTGTAATTAGTGAAGTGGAACTACTAGGTGCAACTACTAAATTCTATAGTGTACCTGTTTTAGAAATTGAAGGACCACCAGCAGAGATCCCAGGATCATTTATGTACGCAGGTGGAACAACTGCTGAAGCAACTGTTAACTTGAACACAGACGGTACTATTAAAGATGTTACAGTTACTGAACCAGGATATGGTTATACTATTAATCCTAGTGTAACAGTTGTAGCGGCACAGTTACTTACTGCAAATATTACAACTTACTTCAGTAAGCCGTATGCTGTTAGTAATGCATTCTTAGATAGCTCAGGATCCTTTAGTGCTAATGTGTTAACTGGTATAAGCATAACAGATAACTTCTCCGCAAATGCGGCATCGTTCATTGACCTCAGTTCGTCTAGTAATGTTACACTTGTTGCAGAAGCAATTAACACCAACGCTAATACCAACGCTAACGTTACAGCATCAGTACTTACACTGGGCACAGCGGCGTCCACTAACTACAAGTTACAACTTTCAGGTAACGACTTTACTGTAAGTAGTGCCAACGATGCACAAAAAGATGACCTTGTAAACAAATTAAAATTAGATAACTCAGCAGATATTATTCTTAATACTGGCTCTAAGCGTTTCCAACCTAGACAGCGATACAGTTTTGAAACTGCAAACGCCACAACGAACACTAACGTTATTGTTAATATCAATGGCACAACAGTAGTAGCCGTAGAAGAAGACAATACTGTTAATTGGGAATTCGATTCTGGTAGCAGATCAACTATTGTTCCTACTGAAAGAACAACATCTGGATCATTAGCATTTACTTTTGCTCCTGAGTCAGGCAACGTAACTAGTCAAGCAACTCCGGAAGCAGGTAACATTGCAATAGACAACTTACAAATTATAAACGGTAACTATCCGCATATAGAAGTGCTTATTAACGGCACACTAATAAGTGATGCTTTAGAGACAGACGGAACAAACGGTTTTGCAATAGATAATAATGCTGGTACTCATAATTCTACTATTACATTTTATGATGTAACTAAACTACCGGGTGGAGAGTTAAACGAAAATACTCCTATCACAATTATTGAAAGAGCAACAGTAGATTTTGCAGAAGCATATCAAGGTGACTTACCTGGTAGCACATTAAATATTAAAGTTAAAGCCGAGGATGCATTAGCGGCAAGACTAAAACAACAACGAACATTAGAAATAACACCAGACGACTTATCGGACTCGACTATATTAATTGACGTAGATGATAGCACAAGATTTATTCATAGACCAACAGATATGAAAACTAAAGACTTGTGGCCCACTACTAAAAATGTTGACTTCACAGGTATTACTGACAGCAAGTATACCCCACTACCAAACGCAGGTTACATATCCTCGTACAACGTGGCATACCAAGCAATGAACTTAAATGATTTTACAGGATTATTTGATATTGATTCTCGTCCAGCTAATAAGATACCTCAAGAAAATGATGTAGTACATTTTGCTGTTAGTGAGCATTCAGACTTTAATGCATACAAGTTAGTTCAACCCACAGGATTTGATGCTACTAGTAATGTTGCTTATATTAAATTCAACGATAATTTAGGTACAACAATGTTGTACACTGACATAAGTTTAGATGCTTATGCTAACTCAAACTACTTAACAGACGAAGCAAACATTACAAACTATTACGATAATGTTATAGCATTAAAACGTGAAGGCATTGCACTAGATAGTTATTATGCAAATATCGAACTTGCTGATGGTGACAAGATGTTTGATAACACTATTATGGAAGTTAATACTCCGGTTGGATACTTCTTAAATGAAGATCAAGTTGTTAAAAATTCTGTAACAATTTCAGGCATTGGATATAAAGAGCCGTTAAGATTGTTAATAGAAAAAATTGAGCCAACAGTAAGTGGTAATGTTTCAGCAGTAAACTATTATATTAATACTTCAGAAACGTTTGCTCTAGATGCCAACGTTGGTACTAGCAACACAGTTAACTTAACTTATACAGGCACTACTTCAATGAACGACTTTGAAGAAGGCTCGTATATAACGTTCACAGATTCAAGTACAGGTGCCTTAAACGGTAATACTTATAAAGCAAGTAATGTTACAGTAAGTCCGTCTACAATGGCAACAACATTAGTTGATACAACTGATACAGGAATTTATTCCACAACAATTAATGGTGCATTATCTAGTGCAACTACTATAATCATTACAGCAGGCGATAACACTATTCAAGTTGGACATGTTGTAAGTGGCTCTGGGATACCAGCTAACACTAAAGTTACTGCTATAACTGATGCAGTTACAATGGTAGTAGACACAGCAGTTACAATGTCAAACGGTGCGACTATACAGTTCTCTAAGAGAACAAATAATTACAGTACAGCAAATTCTATTATAACAACATTCACAGTTACTGAAAGTACTTTTAGTTCAAATGTTAGTTCAAGTGCATTAAGTTTAGCAGTTAATAACGGTTTAGTATTTACAACAGACATGAACACTTCAACAGTTGCAAACTTAGGAGTTGTTAAAATTAACAACGCAGGTTACTATTCAGGTGTATACAGAGTTGTTGGGAAATCAGCAACTACAATTAGTGTGTACGGAGATTTTGTAGAGCCTACAAGTGTTGTAGTTTCAGTAGGTACAACTAGTGGCAGTACAACGGCAACTATCGCTTCACCGAATGCAGTAGTAACATCCGGTATGCTAGTAAGTGGCGCAGGCATTACTGGAGGCACAACAGTTGCAGAAGTTACAGTAACAGGAGTGGTACTATCTCAAAATGCAACAGCGACAGGCACAGCAAGTCTTACATTCCAGGATAATGCATTTGGCAATGCAACTATGATGACAGACCAGGTAGAAGTTACTTTAAAAGAAGCACATACTTTAGACACAGATGGAACAGACACAATTGTAAACAAAGTTATAAACATTGTTGACATGGAACCGAACTATTATAACTGGGCATGGAAAGTTGAATCTGTACCTAGCTCTACTGTTATACGTTTAGAAGGATTTGGGTTTGACCATCCGTACGCAACAGGCGGAATTAGATATGTTTCAGAAAAAGAATATAAAGTACACGGCACAGATACATTGCCAACAACAGGTGGCGCAGATTCAGAAGCATACTTAATATCAAAACATGATGGCGATATTATGGTTAATGGAGCCAAAGTTGCAACAGCGTTCCCAATGCATACCTCACAAGAATATGCAGATGAGATTAATAGACAGATGGCTATTAAGTCGGGAGCATTAGTACAATGTGATTCCATGTATATGTCCTTAACAGGAATTACTGGAATAATGAACCAAGTAAATAAACTGATGAGGGGCGGTTCAGCGGCGAAGGGCGGCACACCTTATTTCCAACAAGGCGGCGCAGGCATGGGCGGTGCCGGTAAACCAAATTCAAGTATAGGTCATTCTTTACCAGTGCTTCCATTTGTGAGTGGAACACCTCTAGTAAATAATATTATTCCTAACATAACAACACAAAATCCTATACCTTCTGCAGTAGGCAGAGGTGTAGCATATAATACTTTACAGCAACAGCTTGTACATACAGGACTTGGTTATCCTCAGATGCCATCGAATCCACCTGCTCCAGGCGTTAGTATTCCGGTGATAGCGAATCCGATACCGACACCACCACCAAACAAAGGGTGGCCTTTTACTGATCCAGCTGGCAACCCACTACCGCCACAACCGATTCAAACAATTGTTCCACCATCAACAATTAGCAAGGGACAGACAGGCCCAGGTGCAAGTGTGGCAACTACAGGCACAACTGTAATTGACTGGACACCGTTAATATCTCTTACACAGCACGATGATCCGTGTCCTCCACCTCCTCCGGTACCACCAAAACCTCCGGTACCACCAGTTACATCTGTATTTGTAAATGAGATGAACACGCAGGGCAGAGGACAAACAGAAACATTTAAGTACAAGTTTGCGGAAGACACTTCTCAAACATATCCAGTTAGAATATTGTTTGATATGTATAGTGCTAAAGATAGACTAACAGTTTACCAAAGTACTCATGCAGGATCGACTGGATCTAAGATTGCAGGCACAGGCGTTGCAAGTACATTAAGTCCTATAGACAAAGTAGATATACATGCATGGTCAGGTGTTAAATGGCAAATATCAGCTGGAATGACACCGTGGCAACAAAATAATGTTGGCCCTGGTCAGTTAATAAATCAAGGTTATACAGAACATGGTAACGGCTTTGTTAAAGAAAATGGCAAAATATCATTTACATATGATGCTAGTAAAGGCAGATATATTACTATTACTCTAGACAAAGATTCGAAGACAAGTACAGCATTTAAATATTACATGGAACATCCAGCAGACGATGTTAACGGAGCCGGCTACCCAAGTAAGGGATCAGTTGGAGTTGGTAATCCTCCTCCAAACGGAAATCAGAATACTAATTTGGTAACATTGGCAAACCAAACACAGATACACGGCTTTCCTTTATACCCACCCATAGCAGGCATGGCGCATAACTTTATAGGTGGCTATTCTAATAGCAGATTAAACGTAGGACAGAACATGATACACCTAGGAGGCTCAGGCGGCTATGGTGGAATGGGATCTATTAATCTCCCAATATACAAAACATACCCTATTAACCAAGCACCATCAGGAGTTCCTCAGTTCGGTGTTAACGGCAATATGACCAGCGGAGCAATATTTGGCGGAACTGGTTTAGTATCTGGTGTAGGTCTTAATCAGAAACAGAACAATACAGCAAGTACTAGCTATCTTTCATTAACAGCTTTACAGAAGAATTCAACATCAGGCACAGTTGCTCCAGTAAGTGGAACAGTTAATGTACCAATTTGTAAGCCTAAAGCTAGAGTTAAAATATGTGGACAAACTAAAATGGTTGGCGCCGGTGACTCGTTCTTTATTAACGGTGATAGCATATCGCTAAGTGGCTCAACTAACTTAACAGCAATTAAGAAAGAGATACTAAGTCAAACAACATCAGTTAACGTTCTTATTACTGTAGATTCAGCAACTAAAGAAAAGTGCTTAATGATTAGAAACAAGTTATCAGATCCAATGATAATTAGAAATGGTTGTGCAGGCGGAATATATAAAGAAGTGTTAGACTATTCTATTAAGCAAGATAATCAAGTATGCTTTAATAAAGAAACAACACTAACACCAACTACAACTGGCGCAGGCGCAACTAGACATACTGTCAGCGGCACGTCAAGTACGTTGGATGTTGCTACACATGTTACATCATATACTACTAATACTGTAACAGCAGAACAAAACAGACAAGCTCTTGTTAAAAGCAGTATTTGTATTACAGCAGGTACAGGTTACGAAGTCGGAGCCATAATGAGACTTATGGGTGGTACACCTGTAGTAAGTCAAGGTACTAGTGGCATTCTTGCATTCACAGTTAATAACCCAGGCAGTGGCTACCTTACAAATGGAATGGCTACACCTATAACGTTTAAGATTGGACAACGTGGCGAACCAGGTGGTGGAGCATTAGTAGACTATGACGCAATCACTTACGATTCAAATGGCGGAATAGCTTCAGTAGGCTTGAAACTAGAAGGCTCTGGCTATAGCATAGATAATCCTCCAACTATTACCGTTAGAGGACAAGGTAGAGATGCGGAAGTGTCCGCGAGACTTAAACCTCAGCCAGCTGTTGAGAGACCTGCTAAGTTTGTTATTACAGGCGTTGACGGCTATGGCGGCATAACAGATATACAAGTTATTGATAGAGGCATATACAAAATATTCCCAAGTGACTTAGACGCTGGCGTACCAATACAGTACGATATTAAACGTAAAACAACAGGTGTACTTGACAGTGATACTTTGGGCACATTGAATAAGCCCGGTGCAGGTTCAGGCGGTAGAGTATTCTTAACAGCAAGAGATATTCCTAGCTGTAGCGAAGCCGGTAATGCACTCAACGATTTAGGACTGCCAAATGGCATGATTCTTCCGCGTTCCCCATTAGGACAATTAGCAGATGACATTACTTTATGGAGTCCATTAGACGAAAATGGTAACCCTTGGTTCGGAGCAGACGAAGTACAATACGGACCGGACGGACGACCTTTAAATCCAGATGGAGATAATAACGGAGACGGCAGAAACGGTAGCAGAGGATTAACCGGAGCAAATGGCGGCCCTGGTGGCGGCGGTGACGGAACCGGTGGCGACCTTGCTAGTTTCGGCGAACTACTTATGGGCGGACCAAACATTAGTGGTATAAGACTAAGTGATGAACTTAACCCAGGACTACTACAGTTATTAGGCATTACAGATGGTGACTATGTGTGTGGAACTTATCCAAACTTTGAGAACATCGACTCCACTGGCATTGATCCTCAATTAGACGTTACTGGTTCTGCATTAACAGGCGCTAACAGTACAGCAGGATTATTAGGACGTGGCGGCGGTTGGCAAGGTAACCTTCCATGGACGCAAGGCTTTACTTTAGGAATGGGATTAGGTAATGCTAGTACAATAGCAAACTTGTATGAATACGAACTTAGAGGAGTAGACGGCACTAGCCCTGTTGTGTTTACTAACACGAACCTCACAAGGCAAGACGTTAAACCATTATTGTTACAGAGCATGAGATATGACACTGAAGCAGGATTAACATTAGCCGACCATGCCAATGTATGGATTGATAACTACGGTGGTAACGGCTGGGCATATTTAGAAAGCGGTACAGTAATAAGAAAGCAAGAAACATTAACAGACATTGCATTCATAGATGACGTAATTACTTACGATGCTGATACGGCTGTAAAAGAATTTGATATTAACTTATACGATCCATTCAAAGGTATTATACCAGGATTCATAGATAAGGACATTACTTACAAAGTAGAGAATGATCCTATTGTGTATGATCCAGCGTATACTAAGTTTGGCGAAGAGCAAGTAGGACAAACTTGGTGGGATACTAGTAAAGTACGATATAACTGGTACGAGCAAGGTAAAGGAACATACGGACAATTTGCTTACAATAATATGCAACGAAACAATGATTGGGGTTCTAAATTCCCAGGAAGTGAAATTGTAATTTACGAGTGGACACGAAATACTGTACCACCAATAGAATATGCAGGACCTGGAACAGCAATAGACAGTGGTGCATACATTGATGAGAAAGCAATAAACAAACGAGGCAAAACAATAACTTCGTACTACTATTGGGTTAGAGGCATAAGTGAAGTATCCAACGATGCTATGATGAAATACAATAGAAACAAAAGTACACAAGAGCTTGAACAGTTGTTAGATAATCCTGAAGGAAACAGAATGCCTTATTTTGCACTTGTTTCTCCGGAAGCAATGACAATTAATAAGTTAGGCGATTTAATTAAAACTGAAGACTCTATTGTAAGTTTAAACTTTAGAAGAAAAGAATCTGGATTATCGCAGAAGCACACCAGCTGGACTTTAGCAGGTGAAGGCAATACTAATGCAACTATTCCGCACAACCTAAGTATTAAGGTTATGGACAGTTTAGCAGGATACAATGCTATAAACGAAATTGTTCCTGTTGCAGGACTTAGTGAAGGCGAGAGATACGGTTCACAGTTTAGACCTAGACAAACAATGTTTAAGGATATTTTAGCGGCTAGAAAGCAAATGTTCGAAACAATGAACGACATATTCTCAGAACTACAAATGGACACAGTATTTACAGATTGGAGAGTTGGGCTACCAACTTCAACTCCTCATTTAATAACTTCTAACTGGTTTAAGTTACTACGAACTAACAAAGTAAAAAATACTAAAATTTATTATAACGAAGATTATAGACCACTTAGACGAGTTAAAACTGAAAAGCAATTAAAGTTAATAAAAAACTTACTAGACAAGAGTATTATACAAGTACAAGATACTGCTACTTCTAAATATAAGTTATTCGAATACACTAAAACAGATAACAAGTTTACACTGATTGCTATGGAAAACGAAACGGTACAGTGGAATAAAAAGGTATACACTGATAAGCAACAACTTGAAATCGGAAAAGAGATTAGACAAATACTACATCACTTGTACACTAAAGTATTCATAGGCACACATAAACTTTACTGGAACAAGTTATTCTTTAGTATGGTTAAGTTTGCAATAGGCGAACAAATAGAATTGAGTTGGGCGTTTAAATCTACATACTTAAATGTACAAAAAGAAGAAACTGACTTAATCCAATTTAAAGGATTAAAAGTTGATAACTTTAGCAAAGCAGTTGAATACTTCAATGAAGTTAAACCTTACAGTAGTAAGATTAGAAACTATAGAGATATTAAGAAAGCTCCAGTAGAAATATTGAAGGGATCAACTAGTGACTTTGATAGACCTCCATACTTTGATGAGGATGCAACATCTGTTCGTATACTAGATGCAAGTATTACAGCTGATGCAACTATACTTAACAGCGATACAGCATACGCAGGATTTGTAAGTAGTAATGCTCCAGTAAGAAAAATAAACACTAAGATTATAATTGATAGAGTTAATTCAGACTTGTATCAAAATTCGCTTACAACAAAGACACAGCGAGTAATAGCATCCAGTAACTTAACTGAAGTACCATTTAACTTCATACCTTACATTACTGATGCAAGTGATGTTTCTAGTTTAACAGTTAGGCATAATGACGTAGTAGTACCAAACGTTAGTGCTAGTACGTTACTAGCCGGCGCAGTTACTAACTGGACATATAATGTTGCAGATAACAAAATTGTGTTTAATAAAGCATACACAGACAATCCAACATTAGGTGGAATACAAGTAGGTGATGTACTTGACTTTGAATCAGTACACGGCTTTAACCCTGCTAAAGAAACATTAAAAGAAAGTATTGCTAAAAACATTATAAGTATTGAAGGCACAACAGAAGCCGCAATGGGCAACACTAGTGTTAATTGGAGAGCAAGTGACAGAGAGTTTAAGTTCAATACACATATTAGAACAGCATTTGTACATGCTATGGATTCAGCACACGGCACTGGCGCAGGAGCAAATACAACTATAACAACTAATAAAGCTATTATGACTAACATGGTTAACGATGGCAACCTAAACTATACATTAAGTTTAGTTAAGACAGCAGTTGGCGGAGACTTTAACGGCGAGATATTAGATGCTAATGTGTTTATGGATATTGTTCCAGGCACACACCCAACTACATTCTACACTAATACAAGAGGCTTTGACTTCTTTGCATGGGATGAAGAAGTTTGGGATAAAGATGTAACAGTTAATAACTTCCACGGTGTGTTTGATACCGATAGTCAAGGCGCTGTAAACTATAGAGTTAACAACGAAACAGTATACGGATTTGATGCAGTAACATTTACTAAGTCAGGATACGGACCAGACAGACCAGAAGAACTTATTGTTATACAACCATTTGAAACATTAGTTATGAATGTTTATACAAGTAACGTTTCACATGGCAATATTGCAATAGGAACAGCAAGTTCTAAACCAGTTAGACATACTGTGTTTATGGATCTATTTGGAAGAACAGACTTTTATAGAAGTTCGACATCAGGATTAACAACAGTTACAGCAATAGTTAATGAGTGGGATACTACCATTACAGTAGCAGATGCTGATGTTTTACCAAACGCATCCGCTAGTAATAAAGGTGTTATATGGATTAACTCAGAAAGAATAGAGTATACAGGCATTGACTCAATAAGTAATAAGTTGCTAGGCATTATACGTGGTACTAGAGGTACAACGGCTAACCCAATTATTGCAGTAAGCAGTAAAGTATACAACGGTGAAGAAACACAAAATATTAAATTGGCTGGTTATAGAGATCCACAAGACCTGAACTGGTTAGCAGATGACAGTGATAGTTCCTATGTTACTACAAGTTTAAGTGATACATCGGGCTCAACTGACGTTAATAGTATAGTAGGATTCATACAAGGTACTTAATTAAAACTATTTTTAAAGAAAAGTGATAAATAACAGCATGGAAGATAAAGAGATAATTAACCAAGAACAAGCGGAGAGTCCTGTGGATGATACAATGGGTCTAAAAATGTCAGGTCATATCCTTATTAAGGATAAAGAAACTGGCGAAGAACTAGTAAACAAACGTAATGCTATTCACTATGGCAACATGGCGAATATGATTGCTAGGGCAATTACAGATAAATTAGGTAATTACTATGTTCAATGGATGGGCTTTGGCAACGGAGCAACCAGTGTCGACACAGCAGGTAAAGTAATTTACAAATCTCCAAGAGTTAGCGAAAGTTATGAGAGCAGTGGAACATTGTACTCAAGGACTTACCAAAAAGTAGTTAGTAATAACACGACAACGGATAAAATCGAAGTTATCCCAGGACCGAGTTACACTGACTTAAAAATTACTTGTACATTGGGGTACAACGAACCAAGTGATGCTGATGCATTTGACACCAGCACAACACAAGATGGATCGTATGTATTCGACGAGTTAGGATTATTATCTTATGCTGATGATATTGACGACAGTATATTACTGACACATGTTATATTTCACCCAGTACAAAAAAGTAAAAACAGAGAAATTGAAATCGTTTATACGGTTCGAGTTCAATTAAATTAGAGGAATTTAAGAAATGACGTATTCAGTAAAAACGACAGACGAAGGCAGTACTATTACCGTCGCAACAGGTGAGGTAAGCACTAAGTATGGTGTAGCACTTGTAGGCAGGAACGTATCAGGCTATGGTCAATTTTTCGTACAAAACACTTTATGGATGCTAGAGAACTTTGCTTCTACTAGTAATCCAGTTGCTAGAGGCAAAACAGCATTAGTAGGTCAGCATTGGTATAATACATCTGACAACACTATGCGTGTATATGATGGCACGGCATGGAGAAGGCAAACTCCTCTCATTGCTTCTTCGGCCCCGACATCAGACTTAGCCGCCGGCACAACTTACTTCGATACAGTTGACAACAAAGAAAAATTATATGACGGTACAGCATGGCGTGAAGTTTCATACCCAGGTACTGTAACAAGTAGATGGCAATCAGAGTCAGGCGGTCCTAACTTTGGAACAAGATTAAGAACACTATATTTAACAGACAACAACAGTATTAAAAGAGCAGTTATAGCCTTAGTATATGTTAATGACAGTGGTACCGCTTTTGGTACTCCGTCAGGACTTGAAACTGTTATGGCTATCTTTAGTGATAACGTAGAGTTCACTGTAACAGACGCTACATTAGGAACGAGTTATAGAGATAACGACAGTGCATCTGTAGATTTATCCAGCGAATTTAATGACTCGGGCGGTTTAGGTATTGGCTTAGTTATTAAGCCAGGTATGAATTTAAGACGAGCATATAGTGATACATCAGTACCATTAGCGGACTTAGCCACTTCGGCTACCTCGGCTAATGCATTACTAATTTCCGGATCCATAACTCCATCAGCAGGCTTCTACCACACAGGTAGTACAAATCTTATTCCAACTAATACAGATACTGCTTCGTTAGGTACTTCAACACAACGATTTAATAATGCATTTTTAGGCGGATCGATTACAATTGGTAGTTCATCAGCGGCTGATCAAGTTATACATACTATTACTGATGCTGGCGGTCAATCAAAACTTTCAGTTGGTACAACATCAAAGCCTGTTAAAACATTATATGTAGACGACATTCACATGTCGGGAAGTATTATAGGATTTGGAGCAGACACAATTGAAACAATTGGTTCTACAGCTAACCCGATGGATACAGCACATTTAAGTAATGTATCAGTAACAGCTACACAGAATATTACTACTAACGGTGTTAAAGGATTTGACTTAAAAGCAACAGATGGCACAGTTATTTTTGATGCTAGTACAGGTAACTTACAGAATACATCGTTAAGCAATGCACTAACAGACGGCGATGGTATTGCAGACTTTACATACAACGGCGGAGTAGTTGGTTCAGTTGCTGTAGACAACACAGTTATTAGAACAACAGGTACGCAAACATTAGGTGGTGCAAAATCATTTACATCTGAGCTACTCGCAACAGCAGGTGTTGATGCAGGTTCAACTACTGTTAAGTTTGGTTCATTATCTGATGGTACAATTACTGCAACAGCATTCGTTGACGAAGATAATATGTCTAGCAATAGTGCTACACTTATTCCAACTCAACAATCAGTTAAAGGGTATGTAGACAGTCAAGTAACTAAGTCTGTAATCGATGCTTTAAACGTAGACGCTGATACATTAGATAGTATTAGTAGTGCAAGTTTCTTAAGAAGCGATGCGGCAGACACGCATACACATAATATTACACCAGCAACAGATAATGCAGTTAGCTTAGGTTCAGCAAGTCTCAAATACGCAGAAGTATTTGCAACAACATTTACTGGTGTGGCAAGTTCGGCTAAGTACGCGGATATGGCGGAGATATACTCAGCTGACGCAACTTACGAGGCAGGCACAGTAGTTAAAATTGGTGGCGATGCTGAAATTACAATGACTTTAGAACATGCAGACACAGATGTGTTTGGTGTTATATCAACAAACCCTGCTTACTTAATGAACAGTGAAGCAGAAGGTTTACCAGTAGCATTAGCAGGAAGAGTACCTGTTAAAGTAATTGGCAAAATTAAGAAAGGACAACGTTTAGTTTCTAGTGATGTTCCAGGAGTTGCATGGGCAAGTATGGAAGATGAGTATGACACAAGGGCTATTGTAGGAAGAAGTTTAGAAGATAAAAATGACGGCGGTGAAGGCATAGTAGAAGCAGTTATCGGTGTTAGATAGATAAATATAAGTAAGAAACTAGTAGGAGTTTAATATGGCAAGTGGAAGCACTTTAACAGTATCCGGTGGACACACAATGACCCAAGTGGTCGCTGGTGATGTAATCGGTAACGCTGATTACGATGGAATGAAAAACAATGTCTACAGGCAGTTAAGTACTCCTGCAGATCATACATTGGGCACATACACAGCAAGTTCAATTTATGGTTACGACCAATCAATTGGTTCGTTGGATGCGGCAGGCGGAGAGCTTATCCGAGCAAGTAGCACAGACAATGGATATAAAAATTTACAGGATGAGATTCAAGCGGTAGGTACATTCCTTGGCTTAACATTAAATTCTTCAAGTACTTCAGATTCAGCGGCAGGTGATGGTATTTCATCAACTGACTGGTCTAACTTAATGGCAGATGCTAAATCATGTTTTGATAGCAGATTTAGTGTACCAAGTGGAAGTTTAACTTCAGAATCGTTAGCAACCTCAAGTAGAACATCAGGATGGGGAAGCTCATCAACACCAGAAGTAACACATGAATTTTCAGTGAGCTTTGCCAGTGAAGCACAATGTAGAGCGTTCTTTAATGCAGGTGGAGAAATTAATTTTTCTTCTTCAAGGTCAGGAGGAACATCAGGTTCAGCCGCAGGAACAATTGGTTCACAGAATAGTAACTGGACAGCACTATTAAGTGCAATGGGCACACTTACTTTTAACTTGAACAACTTAACTAGTTCAGGTTCAACAGGTACAAGTGCCGGTAAAGGCTTTTATGAATTGACTACTTCGTATGTACAGATGTATATCAAGTATGGTTCTAGTTCATATGCAAGTAACTACTACCAATTAGTTGCTAAAGTTAACAGCACTACTAACCCAACAGCTATAACATTCAAAGCAACACTTAGAGATGATCACGCATTAGGCGATGGTATTGGAGCGGATGGTGTTGACGGTAACAGTGATGACTCAGTCGGTTATGTTGATAGTGTAGACGGTACAGTTTCAAGTACTTGTACTACTAAACGAGCAAACAATGGTATAACATTAGCACAACCTGGTACATCAGCAATAAGTAACTTGTAATAAGATATAAATTTAAAAGCCAGTTCACAGTAACTGGCTTTTTTTTGACTGATAAATATAGCTATGACTTCTAAATTAACCAAAGCATTAGAGTTCGCGAACTATAGATTAACTCTAAACGTACAACACAACGCACTTCGATCTAAAGTGCAAACACTATTAAGTTACAGTACTAACGGTGGTACGTTTGAGATTTCTCAAATGCTTATATCGTTTGTACAGACATTAATAACACAAGGGCACACTAAAGCAGTACTGTTAGATGTGTATAACAATCCAATTGAAATTGTCGGGCTAGATGATTTCTTAGAAGAGATTCTATCAAGGTACTTTGAAGCTACCAACGAATATCATTACGAATATTCCAAAATAAAGAAAAGCAGAAAAGTTCATAAGCTGGTGGATATGGAACTTGATGACAACTCCAAGTAAAGGCATATTAATATTTGCTCATAACAATGAGGAAATAGATTATCTAAAGTTAGCAACTATAAATGCATACTATATCAAAGAAAACTTAGGTATAGATAATATCACAGTTGTTACAAACCAATACAGTTATGATTATAACTTAGATGAAATGGGTTACGATTTCATACACAATGCTATATCAAATATTGTTATAACAACTAAAGACAAAGCATTCAAGAACATTAACAGACGCTCATACAAAGATACGAGCCACAAAAGTACATCACTTCCGTTTTATAACATAGATAGATGTGATGCTTACGACCTAAGTCCATATGATGAAACAATACTAATAGATGCAGACTACTTAGTTATGAGTGATGTATTAAATCAGTGTTGGGGACACGACAACGAATTAATGATGAACTGGAACTACGAAGACATTATGTCAGAACGTAATGACGATTCACTTAAACGTTTGAGTCCTGTTGGCATCACTATGTATTGGGCTACAGTAGTTTACTTTAAAAAGTCTAACTATGCACAACAGTTTTTTAATACCGTACGACATGTACGAGACAACACTCAATACTACCAAGAACTGTACAGATGGCCCGGTGGCTTATATCGTAATGATTACAGTTTTAGTGTAGCCGCACACATGCTATCCGGATTTGTAGAGAAAGGAGTTCCACAACTTCCGGTGCCTGCACTTTATAAAACATTTGATACCGACGATGTACATTCCTCTCCAGAGAAAAATGAATTAATATTCTACTTAGAGAAGCCAAAAAGTCTAGGCGACTTTATGTTATGTAGATGGCGTGGCGTAGATATACATGTTATGAACAAGTGGGCGATAAATAGAGTAAGTAAGGAGTTACTAAGCCATGTCATGTGAAGAAGAACACAATCAAAAAAACAAGCAACAAGATTTAACAGAATTAAATTCGGACGGTAATCGCACTAGAGGTAAGGAAGGCGAAGACTTACGAGAAGAGGAACAAGATGAAAAAGCCAAATCTTAAAGATGTTATAGTGCATCACGAGTCTGGGTTTAATAGAACTAACACGGGCAAAGTTGTACAACTATTAGCAACACAGTTTGTGTACGAAACAAAGGATGGGCAAACTAGATTTTGTTTATTTAAAGAAGATTGGAAACCAGTAAAGTGAAGTTACGAGAAAAACTAGACAAGCGAATGGATGAGATTCAAGCATGTATGGAAAGCAACTATCACCTGGATCATCCAGAAGAAGTAACAGCGATGATAGACAAAGTTACCTACGCTTGGTCAGTACTAAGCGAAGAAGATAGAGATTACATTCACGGATGCCAGTCTGCTATAAACGATTTAATTAGTTGGGGCGATCCCTCAACGTGGAAGAAAGATGTTTGAATTACAACGAATGATAAGCAACGCAATTAGTAAATTCTTCGAATGGAGTTGGCAACGTAATGCTAATAAACAGTTCAATAAAAGAAAAAAGAAGTAACACACACATGAATTATATCTTTGATGTAGATGGCACACTAACTCCTAGTAGAGGAACAATAGACGCTGAGTTTAAACAACAGTTTTTAGAGTTTGCTAAAACCCATAGTGTAATTTTAGTAACAGGCAGTGACCGACCAAAGACAATAGAACAAATTGGCGATGAAGTTTACAACGCATGTATGAGAGTTTATAACTGTAGTGGTAATGATGTGTATGCTAAAGACGAGCAACTTAGTCATAATGATTGGAAGTTGCCAGCTGAATCAGGCTTCTTTCTAGTAAACGAATTAGATAACAGCAAATGGCAAACACAAACAGGCTTACACATAGAAGAGAGAACCGGCATGGTTAACTTTAGTGTTGTGGGTAGACATGCAAACAAACAACAAAGAGAACACTACTATCAATACGATTTAATAGTGCAAGAAAGAACTGCTATTGCTGAAAGATTTAATACACGTTTCCCAGAGCTAAGTGCAAAAGTTGGCGGTGAGACAGGTATAGATATATTTAAAAAGGGATGTGATAAGTCTCAAATATTAAAAGACTTCGACATAGACTCAATTAAATTTTATGGCGACAGAGTTGACCCTGCAGGAAATGATTATCCTCTAGCAGTACAACTACAACCAGAACAAGTGTTCGCAGTTACAAACTGGAAAGACACACAGAGATTATTAGAAAATGAGTAAGGGTTACATTGTAATAGCACAAAACAACGGCACTGTAGATTATCTAGAGCAGGCGTATGCACTCGCAATGAACTTAAAGCTAACACAGGGCATTGTAAACAATCTTACGGTGTGTATTGACGCTAGGACTAAAAAACTTATTACAGCAAAACACAAAAAAGTATTTGATCACATTGTGGATATACCTTGGGAAGATGATGCTGAAGATAAAGAATGGAAAATTAATAACAAGTGGAAATACTATTACATGACTCCGTATGATGAGACAGTAATACTAGACACGGATATGTTGTTCCCTACAGATGTAAGTCAGTGGTGGGATATTTTAGCACAAAAGGATATATGGTCTTGTACTAATGTAAAAACATATAGAGACGAACATGTATACGATACACACTACAGGCAGTCCTTAAAACTAAATGATATGCCAAATGTTTATACAGCATTCTTTTATTTTAAAAAGTCAGACCTTGCAACAGAGTTTTTCAAGATGGTAGAGATTATATTCCATAATTGGGAACGTATGTACTTTAAGTATATGCCAAAAGGAAAACCAGACTGGCTAAGTGCAGATGTGGCATTCAGCCTTGCTATGCATATCTTAGGAATAAAAGATAAGTGTACAGCAGACCACATGACAGAACTACCTACGTTTATACACATGAAAAGCGAAGTACAAAATATTCCAACAAGTTTAGTACACACCGATTGGACTGAAACATTGCCTACATATTATAAGTCTTACAAAGATTTTAAGATAGGCAATTTCCAAATAACACACCCGTTTCATTATGTTTCAAAGGAATGGCTAACAAAGGATATGGTTGCACAGCTAGAAAGCGACTATCTCCAATAGGAAAACATTATGACTCCAGGTGAACGATTAGCTCTACTTAAACAAGAGAAAGGTAGTTTAGCAAAAGTAATTGCATCAGAAAACGATACTACTTATTTGGTATACAATGATGATGGTGACATATTATATAAAAGTACTAAGCCGCCTGAAGCAAAATCTATCGGTGACAATGCTGTTGCAGAACTTAAAACTATTGATTGTAAAATTATTGATGAACGTAAAAAGGGAATGGCCCAGTTCAGTATAGAACGAGATGAACATGGTGTTTGCCATATTATATTAAAGACTTACACTAGTGACAAAGTTACTACTAACGGAAACTTTTTAACTGAAGTTAAATCCTACGTAGGCTTTAATGGTAGTGCGTTTGATGTAAAAGTAAGCCTGACTGCAAAAGAGATTACAGTAAAGATACATGCTAACACAATTAAAAAGAATAAAACAAAGCATAATTTAAAATTTTATGCAACAGAAAAAGGCGACCCGCATTTTGTAATAGAGAAATTTATAGTCGACGGTATTGCATTACACAAAGATAAAACAGTTACATTACCCCATACACTTGCTAATTTTACCGACATTAGTATATACACCTCCAAAATATATGATAAATACGTTAGAGTATAAACTACACTAACACAGGATACATCATATGGCGAAAATAGACGTAACAGAATTAGATATCTTTTACATCAGCTATGACGAGCCAAATGCAGAAGAACATTGGGCAGACTTGTTAAACAAGGTCCCATGGGCTAAACGAGTACACGGAGTTACAGGATTCGATGCCGCTCACAAGGCATGTGCTAACCAATCAGAAACAGAACGATTTATCACAGTAGACGGTGACAATATTGTTATGGATGATTTCTTCGAACAAGTATTAGATGTTCCTGAGACAGATCATGATGGTAATGATATCAGTAAATGTATTTTTAGTTGGAATGCTAAAAACATTCTAAACGGTTTAGTGTACGGTAATGGTGGACTTAAATGTTGGCCCACAGAATATACTAAAACAATTAACACTCATGAGTCCGCACAAGATGGTGAGGGTATGGAGTTTTGTTGGAAGCTAGATTACATACAACTTAACGACACATTCAGTGAAGTACATCAAACAGCAAGTCCGTTTCAAGCCTTCAGAGCAGGCTTTAGAGAAGGCGTTAAAATGAGTACCGACCAAGGTGTTCGTGTAAAGCCAGATGAATTTAAAGATAAGATATGGTGGCAGAACTATAACAGATTACAAACATGGTGTAACATTGGAAGTGATATAGACAACGGCATGTGGGCTATATACGGAGCAAGGCTTGGATGCCAAATGACTGTATTAACTGAATGGGATACTAATTTAATATCAGACTATGACTGGTTTAGTGATTTCTTTAGTAACCAAGTGCTACCACGTTTCCCAGGCAATGTCGTTTGCCCTTACACTAAAGTATCACATAATCCTGAGATGTTAGAGATAGCAATCAAGGATATCGGTGTAACATTAAACGAAGAAATTAATGATATGATGTTGTTCGATCCAAATCCTAACATGTGTAAATTCTTTAAGAAGACTTTTGTTAATCCTAAACGTTGGGGTGCAATGGTTAGAGAAAAACAAATACAAGAACTTTTAGAAAAAGGATTGCTGTAACTAACATGGTTATATACTTAATAGGATCCACAACACAATATCCTTTGTCAATTGCTGGCTATCTAACGGGTTCCGGACACAACGTTATTAAATTAGGTAGAGATACTCTCGACTATACTGACCCGGCACAGATGGAAACAGAGTTTAGTAAATACCCTGATCCAGATGTGGTAGTATTTAATCAGAGAGTTGTTGGTGGTGCTACACCAAAATATAAGCGTAGGAATGTTGCCGACACATATTACTTAGATCATGTTGAAACTTTTAAAAAGGAAAATGACGACAACCTACAACAAACAATGTATGGCAAATTAGCTATATATGATATCTTAAGTCATTGTAAACAATTTATTTTTATCACTAGTTCTGTTACTTTGGGTAGAAGAGAGTATGGCTTCGAGAACCTTTCATACAGGTATCTTAGATCGGCAGAGCAACAACTAATGAAATGTATTGCAATCGAGCCTAACAACAACGCATACGGAATATGTCCTGGCGGCATGGACCAGGCACCAGAGCTCTGGGCTGAGGCAACTGCTAGAATTATCAATGGAGATCTGGATGACTCCGAATACGAAACTATGAATGGTGAAGTAACATTAATCAGCCATCTCATGAAATCGTTCTTCAAAACGCACGGAATTACCGTATGAGCATATACGACCAAGCCGCTGATAAGGCTAAAGAGCAACTAGATAATATTAGTCCTAGCATGTGTTATGCTAAATGGTCTCAGGTATCTATGCACTTAACAAATGGTCAAACACACAGTTGCTATCATCCGCCTACACATTCAATTCCGTTAGATGAGTTAAAAGATAATCCAACAGCACTACATAACACAAAAGAAAAGAAAGAACAACGCAGACAAATGCTTAAAGGCGAGAGACCAGATGGCTGTAGTTATTGTTGGGACATAGAAGATACGGGTGCAAGAAGTGACAGAGTATATCGCAGTGGCGAGTATTGGGCACAAGAAAGTAAAGAAGATATTTTAGATGCTGGTGCTAGTGGCAACATCAATCCACGTTATGTAGAAGTAAACTTTAATCAAGCATGTAACTTCAAGTGCAGTTATTGTTCTCCACATTTAAGTACAGCATGGCAAGAAGAGATAGACGAGTTTGGGGAATATCCAACTACTGCTCCACATAATAATATTGACAGTCTTGCACTAAAAAACTTAATGCCATTAAAAGTAAAACAGGATCTTAATCCATACGTTACAGCGTTTTGGAAGTGGTGGCCCGAGATGTATAAAACACTTCGTGTGTTTCGTATGACTGGTGGTGAGCCATTAATGGATAAGAATACTTTTAAAGTATTAGATTATGTATTAGCAAATCCAAATAAAGATTTAGAATTAAGTATAACAACAAACATGTGTCCTGCCAACGATGCATTGTTTGTAAAGTTTTTAGATTCAGTTAAGAGATTAGATAATGTACAACATGGTGCAGAAGTATATGTAGCAGATCCACTAGACGGCACAGATTGGCAAACATGGGATCATGCTATAATTGGCGCTGATGCAAAACGTTATCACGACAGCAACTTAGCAGTAATAGAACGAGAAGAGATACCGCAAACGTTTATGCAAGTTGGACAATGCGAAGAACAGGATAACAATAGTTTCACATATATTTACGAATACAACGACAAAGCATATCATAACTTTAGTGTGTTTTGTAGTTTAGATGGTTGGGGCGAACAAGCAGAGTATATGCGTAATGGTATGGTATTTGATACTGTGTGGAATAACTGTCATAGGTTTTTAGACGAAACTAGATTTACTAGTATTAATTTTATTAACACGTTTAACTGTTTAAGTGTTACAAGTTTTACAGAATTCCTACAAGGAATATTAGACCTTAGAGATAAGTGGAGTAAAGAGAACCAGTTTGCAATGGGTTGGGAAGTTCCGGAGCAACGTATATGGTTTGACATTCCATTGCTTAGAGCACCAGCATGGCAAAGTATACATGTACTACCTAGCGAGTATTGTGACTACATGCAGGAAGCAATTCAATTTATGGAAGATAACAAAGCAACTGAAGACTATGTAGACTACAGAGGTTTTAAAGATTTTGAAATTGCTAAAGCAAAACGTAACTTAGATATAATGAAACAAGACATCGATAGTGATAAGTTAAGAAGAGACAGAGCAGACTTTTTTAAATTCTTTAGCGAACATGACGCAAGAAGAGACACAAATTTCTTAGCAACATTTCCAGAGATGCATCAATTTTGGCAACAATGTGAAGAGGCAGAAGCATTGCTATGAAAAACTTAATATCCAAAAGGAGGATAATATGTTAGACTTTGGCACAATTAAAACAGACTTAGAAGGTAAATTTCAGAAAGAAAAATCAGAAGGCATTGATATTGATATTAACGTTAATGTTATTAGTGAAACTAATGGTAAGTTTTCTATTAGTGTACACGATAAGAAATGTATTCTGTGTAACGAGCATTTAGATAAAGCAGACATCACTGTAGGATTTGTTAGCAAAGATACAATGATTGAGATGTTTACTAAAGGCGCTGACCCAGTTAAATTAGTTATGGGTGGCAAAATGACATTCAACGGTGATATGTCAAAAGGTAAAAGCATGAAAGGATTATTTGTTGCTTGATTTATTAAGCAATTCATGTTATAATATAAATAGAACACTTCTATATGAAGTAAACAACAGGAGAGGATTATGTACGAATTCACAAGCGAAAGCGTGAGTAACGGACATCCGGATAAAATAGCCGACTTAATCTCTGATACAGTAGCAACATTTATTATCGATGGTAACATTAATAATAGAGCGGCAGTTGAAACATTAGTTACAACTAACATGGTTACAGTAGCAGGCGAATATAAGTCAGACAAACTCATTAGTAAAGAGGAAGTTGAATCACTAATACGCAACGTAGTAAAAGAGATTGGTTACGAACAAGACGGATTCCATTGGGAAAGATTAGTGGTATACAACGAACTGCATGGACAAAGTTCAGACATTGCCTTAGGCACTGACGACTTTGGAGCAGGAGATCAAGGTATTATGTTTGGTTACGCATGTGACGAAACAGATAACTTTATGCCTAGCACAATACATTACAGTCATAAAATACTACAAGCACTAGAAGAAGCAAGACGCAACGGTGCAGATTGGTTAGGACCGGATGCAAAGAGTCAAGTAACATTTGCATACAAAAAACTAGGAGAGCCTTCATACATTAAGACAGTTGTATGTAGTACTCAACATAGCGACGAACTAAGCATAGACGAAGTAAGAGAACGTGTACTAGGCATTATATTGCCGGTTATCAAAGATAAAGTAGACGTACTAAAAACAGTATGGCATATTAACCCTACAGGTAAATTTGTTATAGGTGGACCAGATGGAGACACAGGACTTACAGGACGTAAGATTATTGTAGACACATACGGTGGCTATGCCCCACATGGCGGCGGAGCATTTAGTGGCAAGGATTGTACTAAAGTAGACAGAAGCGGTGCTTACATGGCACGTTACTTAGCAAAGAATGTTGTTGCTAGTGGCAAGGCTAAAAACTGTGTAGTGCAACTAAGTTATGCTATCGGTGTTAAAGAACCTACTAGTATATATGTGTACGCAGATGGCATTGTTAGAAAGGAGTTTGAAGACTACTTCCGTGATAATGTTGACTTAACACCACTAGGAATTATTAAACGTTTTGATTTGTTTAATCTAGACTTAACAAGGACAACTAACTACGGGCACTTCGGTAAAGATGATTTACCTTGGGAAAGCGTAGATTTGTTTAATAACTAGAAAAAAGCAGGTAAATAGTAGTATGGCACACACAAAAAGAGTTGCAATAACAGGACACACAAGGGGCATCGGAAAGTATCTAGTTGAAAGGCTAGAAGCTCAGGGTATTGAAGTCATGGGCTTTAGTAAAAGCAATGGCTACAATATTATGAAAGAGAGTACTTGCAAACGTATTGTTAAAGAAGCATTAGAATGGAAAGCTGATATATTCGTTAACAACGCATACGCACCCGGTAGCCAAGTCAGACTACTATACCTGTTCTATGAAGCATGGGAAAACAAGCCTAGGCAAATAATTAATATGGGTGCAACAAGTAGCGACAGTATACATAACTTTGCACAGATGGGTTACAACAAAGACTGGACTCCGTATGTTAGTGACAAAGCAAGACTCGACTGGGCAAGTTTACAACTAAGTAATCAGTTCCAGAAAGGTAAGTGCAGAGTAACGAACATTAAGCCAGGCATGGTTGACACTGATAGCACAGCATGGCTTAAAGATTTTGCAGAAGATTATATGATGACTGCTGATAGTGTAGCGGAGATGTTAGAATGGATAATAGGACTAAATAATCAGGTACAGGTAAGAAGCTTGAGCTTCGACGTAGGAAATTATAATGGTTAGGAAGGTAGACGAGACTCACAGAGAATTTAAAGCAAGGATGATAGATCCAGTATCAGATTCCTTTTGCGGCGCCAAATGGTACAATGCTACTATATGGTTGGGCCATGGTGGAACAACTAGTTGTCATCATCCCCCAGCACACCAAATAGATTTAGAAGACATTAAAGAAAACCCTAGTGCTATTCACAACAGCAGACACAAAAAGAAGATGCGTCAAATGATGCAGGAAGGCACACGGCCCAAAGAGTGTGAGTACTGTTGGAAGATTGAAGACATGGGGCAAGACTCGGACGGCAATGAAGCTGTGTCCGACAGAGTATATAAAACAGTTATATATGAAGATAGAGACTTACAACACATTGCAACGTTAGATCCTAACGCTGATGTTAATTTAAAAACCTGTGAGGTTGCATTTGATAGAACATGCCAGTTAGCATGTAGTTATTGCAATCCTGCGTTTAGTAGTACATGGGTTAAAGATATTAGAACCAATGGTGGGTATCAAGGTATTAAGTCAGATGCAAGAGGTCACTTTATCGATGATGCTCCGTATGCCGAACCGTACGATGCCGGTACAGCCAATCCTTATGTAGATGCATTTTGGAGATGGTGGCCCGAGCTAAGTAAAGAGCTAGAAGAGATTCGTGTTACTGGCGGTGAGCCATTAATGACTCCTAGTATCTACAAACTGTTCGATTGGTTTAAAGAAACAGACGAGCCCAATGCTAAGAAGATGCGTTTGGCTATTAACAGTAACTTAATGGCTAAGCCTGGGTTACTAAACAAGTTTATTGATGCTACACAACACATTGACCACTTCCATGTGTATACAAGTTGTGAAGCCTTTGGTGCCCAAGCAGAATATATCAGAGACGGATTAGATTGGGAAATATGGACAGCACAGTTTGAACGTTTTGCCACAGAGGCAAGATACGAAGGCGTACACATGATGATGACTGTCAATGCATTATGCTTAGATACTATTTGTCAATTCTTAGATTGGACATTGTCTATGAAGAGAAAATACGGACATCACGTTCCGGGTATTAGTGTAAACATATTACGTTTCCCTAGTTTCCAAAGTCCATTAACATTGCCAGATGACTTGCGTAAAATGTATCATGATGAACTTAGCGAGTGGTTAGATGATACTCGAAATAAAGGCGAGAGAGATATGCATGGCGTAGAATTACTCCAAGCATGGGAACAAGATCAAATAAGCAGACTAATAGAATATTTAGATGTTGTTAAAACTCCACACAGGAATACAGCAGAGCAATACTTGTTAGACCATGACTTCAAAGTGTTTTACGAGCAGTACGATTCGAGACGTGGACATAATTTTAGAACAACATTCCCTAGGCTAGTAGACTGGTACGACAGCATTGATGTATTAGACATTAGCGATGACCACGACATACAAGCACCAGATAGTGTAGGTGTAACTAATACATTGTATGCCAAACGTATTGTTACAGAGGACGGCGAAGTTAAAGTTGTAGAAATGAAAGTACGTGGGCGCCAAACAGGTGAGAGCGACGATGACTATGATGATACCAAATACGAAAATGAAATAGAAGGAGTTAATCCTAATATTAAAAAACGTGCTGGTAGTAGCATTGGTTGGGACACAGACACTGATGGACTTGGCGGAGCAGTAGACGAGTGAGTAAGTACTACAAACTGAGTTTAAGTCCAACACCCGTAGGTGTAATGGATAGTGGTGGCACTAATGTAATAGGCAAGAGTAGTTTTAAAGGTGGCAACCAAGAACTTGTTTGGAAACTAGCAGACACGCATATTGGTAATCAGTTTTATAACATTACAAAAACAGCAATAGCTGATGAATATAGATGGCTACATTGGAATTTGTATGACGCTAATCAAAGTGTAAACATGCAACTACTAATTAATAGTTTAAATACTGATATAGATTCGCAAGGAGCCGATCCGGATCTAAAGTTATCTATAACAGATACTACAAAAGAAATGCACGACAAATTAAACGAAGTACATTTTATTTTTGAAAAACAATTAGTAGAGTTAACAGAAGTTTCAGGCTTTGTTTATACAGAAGAATCTCATCCGGAAGTAGAGATATTGGAACGTTTAAATAAAACGGTACACGAAATAGAAGCAAACATATCTCGTTTCTTTGCAGTAGAAGAATTAGATGAGAAGCAATACTTTATAGTAGCAAGACATTTTAGTCCTAATGCAGAAGCAGAATATATAGAATTAACAGATGACGACTACGCACAATTCCAAAGTCAATACTATACAGGTGATTTGTTTTTAGACTTCTTTACCGTAGGCAAAGATTTAGGTCATGCTTATGCATCAAAAGATTTAGAATTAATAAAACGTAAAGAGGTTAAACCTCAAACATTAATATCCGGTAGTGCATGTATTGGTTTGAATCAAGCCTCGTTTCAAGTATTTGATGCTGAGGTTGAAACACATTTAAATAGAAGATTGCATCAATGGTGTGAAGCCAACGAAGTTTCTAAATATGGCATTGACCACACAGAGCCTAAACATGCCATAGGCAGAGCTAAACTAGGAGCGTTACAAAATGAAACGTTCGAAAGTATTATAACCAAATTAGAAGCATGTCCTTACATTAGCGATATCGCTGTATGGGAAGACGATGAGTAATAGAATTAAGCCTAAATGGGCTCATGGCAGTATGGTCGAAGACTCAGAGAACAAAGTTTTCTGTACTGCTCCATGGACACATACTTATATTAGTCCGCAGTCAGAGAGACGTATGTGTTGTGCTAGTAGAGAAGAACACCAATTCCAAAAGCAATACATCGATGCAAGTAATGATGAAAGTACTGGCAAGTTTAAAGAGAGCGGGACCATCGATGACTATAAGCCTATTAGTTTAAAAGAACATTGGAACAGTCCATATATGATGGACATCCGTAAGAAGTTAATGGCAGGTGAAGAGATACCACAATGTAATGTGTGCAACGATAGTGTACTAAGTCAAAGTACATACCGTCAATGGTTTACTGGTTTCTTATTTGAAGATAAAATAGACGAGTGCTTCGATAGTACAGACGACGATGGCTTTACTACAATGAATCCTATTAGTTTTGATTACAGGGTTAGTAACTTATGTAACTTCAAATGTCGTATGTGCGGTGAGCAACTTAGTTCAGCATGGGAAACAGAGAAGAGACAGAACGACCACTGGACTCCAGAGAGCCAACCGTTCATGGTTCCAGAAAATAAAAAGATTATACAAAAGTTTCAAAAGGAAGTAGTAGAAGAAGAATTTTGGGAAGCAATTAAGTCAGGCACGGTGGAAGAAATATACTGGGTTGGCGGTGAGCCACTTATGTATGATATACATTGGAAGAGCATGGCTAGACTATCCGAAGATGATAACTTACGCAAAGTACACTTACGTTATAACAGTAACCTAAGTAGAGTACGTTTTGGTAAGCACTACTTGTACGACTGGTTGCCACAAGCAAAGGACTGGACTATGTGTGCTAGTATCGACGGCATAGGAAAGATAGGCGAGTTCATACGCACAGGTTTAGTATGGGAAGAGTGGGATAAGAACTTTAGAGAAGGTGTTGCATGTCCTGGTGGCGATAGTAAAATGCTTATGGACTTAACACTAACAGGTCCTGGACTATTTGGCTTACGTGACTTCGTACAGTACTCACTAGACCTTAATGTTAAAATTGAAACTAAGAATATGTTTGCATTCCATCCTGACGTAGTATTTACATTTATGAGTTGGCCCAGACATATACTAGATAGAATAGTAAACAGTTTGTTAGATGATTTGCGTCCTATTGTAACTGAGAAACAAAGCACAGTAATAACTCAACTAGAAACAATACTAAACACTCCTACGTTCGCCGAACAGTTTCCAGATACACATGAGGATCAGTTCTTTAATGGCAGACAATGGCAACAAACTATTGCTACTATTAGAAACGATGGCGCTGAAGGCGAAGCATTAACAATAGAAGAAATTTATAAAGCAGACGAGGAATTATACAATTGGTACACACGCCCTGATCCGAAACATAACTCGAGATAGCAATGATAGTATTTCTACAATTTAAAAATTTAGGTAATTACGAAATGGGGCCGAAGCTTTCTAATGTTTGGAACGACAGTCAGCCGCCCGGGCCAAAGTTTGCTAACGCAGATTGGCACACAAACCATGATGATGATACACAAAATGTAGGAGCAGATGGAACATATCCTACTTATACACCAGTGGGCCATCGTACTGAAACCATTGATTTAAACTTGCCTATTAAAAAACAGTTAAGAAGAATTAATGGTACGCCTGTTATACTATTACTATTTCCTATATACATACATGCTATTAAAGATGATGCTAATACATTACATAAACTAATAAAAACATTCGAGCCTTTCCCACAAGTTAACTTTATGTTTTCAAACACATGGGACCTGGGGCACTATGAACATGCAGGATTTAATGCTGTAGATTATATATTGGATAGTGTAAAAGACATTGATAATGAGAGACTTAATTTTTACCTGTGTAACAAATATGTTGTAGATGCTATTAAAACTAAACGCCCTGATGTAGATGCAAAGTTCATGGCTGTTTACTTCAATAGAATAAAACAGTTTAATAGAGAACAAATTGAACACCATTCGAATCAACGTACAAAACATTTTTTATGTTTAAATAATTTAGAGAAGAAACACAGAACATTTATTGTAGACCGAATGCCTCCAGACAGTAGTTATGTGTCGTACTTAGGTAAAGACATTAAGTTACAACAAGACATAACGCTATCACAAACCGACATAGCCATATGGCAAGATTCATTGCCTCAGAATTATTATAATGATAGTTACATTAATATTGTGAATGAAACTATGCATGGCTACGATGTTAGATCAGTAATAGAACTAGATGGCGAGAGACTATCGATGCAAGGACATGTTACTGAAAAAAGTTTTAAACCAGTTTACTTTAGACAACTGTTTTTAATATCAGGGATTGCGGGTGCTAATAAACTAATGCAAGACTTAGGATTTAAATTGTTTGATAACTTCATAAACTATTCGTTTGATTCTGAACCTGATCCGTTATTACGTTTAAAGAAACTGTATGTAGAAATAAAACGATTAACAGATATCGATATAGCAGACATACATTCTTATTACAATAGCACCGAATGTCAAAGCATTATAGACCATAACTTAGCAGTATATGGAACACATTGTTTTATCCCCACGCAAGAATTAATAACTAAATACAACACAGTAGTAAACAACACACCAGAATTTAGCTTATGACCGGCATGAATCATGTTAACAAGCCGGACTTAACCAATTGGGATGAAATTTTACATACTAGCATCGCCACGCAGTTCAAAGACGCATATGATGAAACCGCCGAGCATGGATCCTCACGCAATTCACTAGTATTGCCTAAGTACTTTTATAACTATTATAGCAATCCAAGATTTAAAGACTGGAATTCTACTCGAATCGAAATATTAAGTTATGTAGCAATTAATCACCCTAACTCAATTGTGCGTACTAAAGCATGTATTATTTTGTCCAGAAATAGTAATGGATTACATTTCGACCTCAGGAGAGAGGAATGGGACATTGATGTACTACGACAACTAATTTCAACGGACTGGAACGATATAATTTATAACATAACACCTAGATGGTGCATATCAATTTTAAATTGTTTTGCAGAGCAAGGTGACAATAATGAAAGGGTAGTTGCTAATTCAATAGTCATGATGCATAATATATTAGACATTAGTGATAAGACTGCCGGCGATTCTACTCCCACAGAAAAACCCATACCATATGAAGCAAATGATACGTTTGTATATTCAATGCTTAGAATAAATCAAGCACTCACAGATGAAGTGCGGCTAGTTACACTGGCATATATGAATTTACTTGGTTCTGATTATGCTTGGTACAGAAACAGGTTTGCCGATATTGCAGATGTTTGGAAAATGATTATAGAGATGAAACTTACTAGTGTGGGCGAAGTGGATCGAGCGGCTTATCCGCATCCTATGAGCTCATTTGGAGGAAACCATTATGAGTAATAAATTGCTATGCATAGTACGATGTCTCTTCTCTCCTGAAGATGCATTCGATACGTTTGCTAATGACAGACCACTCGGCATACCATGCAGGTCTAATAGCATGCCTGACCTTATAAGCACACAGCCTGGACAAGCTCCTTTGGTAGTGCATTACGATAATATTTACGATGTTATAGCTAGTGCTAAACGTGACGGTGGTATAACACACATACTAGAATTAGGATTAAGTGTAAACTCGTACTTAGACGACGGTCCGCTGTTAATGAAAGTTGTTGAAACAATAGAGGAATATAAAAATATACATTTATTGTTTTCAAGTGGTTGGGATATGTATAGTAGCAGAGTATTCGAAACCCAGGGTTCTGCAGATATGCCGGAATTACTTCATGACCGAACTAAAGTAATCAAGCGACAATTAAAGAAAATTTACGGTGACCGATTGCACTTCTGGTTAGGTAATACTACTGAAGTAAAAATACATAAGAAACTATTCCCGGCGGCAGATGTCCAATACTACTCTGTGTATCCTAATAGAATTGTAGGCAGGCACATTGAAGCAAAACTAAAACTGTATGTTAGTCCTGGCGGTGAAGTTAGAAGAGAAAAAATATTCGTATGTTTAAATAACTATGAGAAAGAACATAGGACTGAGATAGTAAAATTTATAAAATATCGCAAAGAACTTCTGCCACATACACATCTAAGTTATCTTAGACCAAATGATTTAGACTTATGTATTCTAGCAGACGGTGACCATCATATGACTACTATTGGTGAGTGGCAAGATATTATACACACTGATGTAGTAGACAATTGCTATACTTACATAGCAACAGAAACACACTGGGCACAAGAGTTCAGGTTTGGGTTTTCAATATTCCCTCCAAACAATAACACAACTATATTTGAAACTTCAATAGACCAATGGGAACTCGAGGCAATGACTATGCCATTATCAGGCTGGGTATCTGAGAAGAGTTTAAAAAGTGCTTACTACGAGTTACCGTTATTATCTGTTGGGTATGCAGGGTGTCTCCAAGCATTTAAAGATTTAGGCTTTGAAACATTCCCTGAGTTCTTTGATGAAACATATGATAGTACAGCTCACCCAGGCGAACGCATGAGAATGGTAAAAGAAAACATTACTGCATTAGCCCAAATACCAATAGAACAAACACATCAGCTATATCATAGTGTAGATGTACAAGCAAAATTAAAACGTAACAAGGCACGATTCCTTGAATTAGTTAACACAGATCCTTATTTATGGGTAGTCGAAGATACTGACCGGTATAAACAAATGCAAGAATTCTATAATAGCTGATAGAAATTTGCATAAATAGTACAGTATACGATACACACAATAAAATTAGGAGATAGATAATGGCCTCAATCGGATTTATTGGGGTAGGCAAGCTAGGGCAAGCCTGCGCCGAAATGGTCGCTGAAGTTCATTATACTGTTGGATACGATATTAACGATGTAAAGCCTGAAAACTTTGCAATGGTTAACACGATGGAAGAAGCTGTAGTTGGCAAAGATATTATCTTTGTAGCCGCACCTACTCCGCATGATCCACAGTATGACGGCAAAGCACCTACCAGCCATTTACCAAACAAAGACTTTGATTACACAATAGTAAAGAAAGTTCTTTCTCAAGTAAATGCTGTCGCAACAAAGGAACAACTGGTTGTTCTTATAAGCACAGTCTTACCCGGCACAGTTCGAAAAGAACTTGTACCACTATTACCCAACACTCGCTTTATATACAACCCATACTTAATTGCTATGGGTACTGTGAAGTGGGATATGGTTAATCCAGAAATGGTAATGATTGGAACAGAAGATGGAAATGAAACAGGTGACGCAAAGGAACTTGTAGACTTTTATAAAACAATAATGCAGAACGATCCCAAGTATGTTATAGGTACATGGGATGAATGTGAATGCATTAAAGTATTTTACAATACATTTATATCAGCAAAAGTTAGTTTAGTTAACATGATACAAGACGTAGCAGAAGCGTCAGGCAACATTAACGCAGAAGTTGTGTGTGATGCTTTGGCAAATTCTGGAAGGCGTATTATGGGACCTGGGTACATGAAGCCAGGCATGGGCGATGGTGGTGCTTGTCACCCAAGAGATAATATCGCACTACGTTGGATGGCAGAAGAACTAGACTTAGGCTACGACTTGTTTGATGCTGTAATGCTTTCGAGAGAAAAGCAGGCAGAGAACATGGCAAAGAGATTGCTAGACTTAGCAAATGACATACCTATAGTTATTGTAGGTAAAGCATACAAACCATTAGTGCCATATGAAAGTGGTTCTAGTAGTATGCTGGTAGGTCACTATGTTCTTGCCCAAGGGCATCCATTGTATTACTATGACGAACAAACTGGTGACATGCCACCGGAGTATGTATTAAACAATCCAGCAGTATATTTACTAGCACATAATCCACAAGTTACATACGGCGAACAATTAGATACAGTACCAGGGTGGTACGAACAGCACTCTCCTTCATCATGCGATGAAGCATTAAGTGTTAGAACGGGTAATGGCACTGAACTTAGTTTTGCACTAGGTAGTATAGTTGTTGATCCGTGGAGAAAAACTCCAGACATAGAGGGCGTTGAAGTTGTTCACTATGGTAACACTAGGGTAAAGAAATAATGAACTGGGACCAGAAGATAATAAACTACATACACGACAAGTGGGGTAGCGAAAAGGAAATGCGTAATCTTAACGAACAATATCGTTATACGCCTCCTTATCCTACTTTGCATTTAAAAGATTTTATTCCTGACGGTCTCCCAAACGCATTGTATGAAGAGAGTATTACGATACCTGAAAAGTATTGGACTACGTTTACCCGAGCCGATAGCTATATGGAAGAGTGTAAGAATTTAAAACATGCACCGGTGGCTAGACAACTTGTTAGTGCTTTACATAGTCCAGAGTTTTTAGAATGGCTACGAAAAGTATGTGACGTTCCTCACCTACTACCCGATCCGTATTTAGTTGGTGCAGGGTATATGAAAAGTTATAAGGGAGATAGTCTTAAAATACATTCCGACTTTAACTGGAATGAAGAATGTCAAACACACAGAGCATTAAGTTTAATATTATATTTTACTCCTGAGTGGGAAGAAGAATGGAACGGCGACTTACAGTTTTGGGATTTCGATAAGCAAGGCAAGGTAGTAAGTTATCTACCAGAGATGGGTAACGTTGTCATTTGGAAATATCACAAACGTGGCTTCCATGGACATCCTAATCCAATTGCTTGTCCCGATGACAAGTTTAGAGTAGGCTTTAGATTATTTTACTACATAGCAGATAGTAAACATGATTGGAGAGATCCTCCACACAAAAGTTTATACTGGTATGATAAAGATGCTGATCAGCCATACCATTTAGAAAATGAATACGGGCATGGCAAATTGGACGGTGACGAATGAAGGGTGCTTACGCTATACAAGACATAGAGATAACTGCTAGTTTACAACAGTATGTTACTCAACCAGAAGTATGGAATAACTTTTTTGTTGCTGACGGTGTAACTGGATTAGAGAAACAGTTCGTAGATAAAATGCGAAACTGGATTTGGTCCAGTACAGAAAATACACTCACTGGTTTAGAAAACTTTCAGCATGGTACTATGACACATGGTACTAGTGAAGCATTCCAAATGTTTATGATGAGACACCATGATAAGAACTTTAGATTCTTAAAAGGTGACTTCATGATGCATAAGGTTGCCAGCAATGTTATGGGTAACAATTGGAAGTGGATATATGATGCAAATGAAATTACTGTAGGCGATGCTGTTATTATAAGCATACCGTTTAGTGACTTTGGTACAGCACACCCACAGCACATTAAGTTACTAGAGAAATGTTCAGCATTAAATGTTCCAGTACTAATTGATTGTGCATACTTTGGTATGTGCTACGGTATGGAAATTGATTTAAATTATAAGTGTATAGAAGAAGTAACATTCAGTTTAGGGAAAACGTTTCCTATTATAGGTAGTAGGTGCGGAGTAAGATACCAAAGAACAGAAGTAGACGATGCTGTAACATTTGCTAACCAGCATGGCATTGTAAATAACTTTGGAGCATTAGTAGGACTGCATTGCATAGAGCAATACTCTGCAGACTTCATAGTAACAAAGTACAGGGCCGTACAGCAACAAGTGTGCAAGGACCTTGGTGTTGATGCCACTAACTGCATATTGTTTGCTACGAGCAATGACGATAAGTATAGTGACTACAACAGAGGCAATGATACTACTAGACTATGTATCAGCAAATTAATACAGGACCAGTATGAGCGAAGATAAAAAATATTGTGCATTACTATGGACACACTTGAGCAACGAGCCAGGTGGAAGTATCCGCACATGTTGTATCGCAAAAGATAGACTACAGGACCACCATGGTACAAGCTACACCTTAGGCGATGATGCTGTACAAGATATATTTACTAGTCATAACCATCAACGTATAAGAAATGAGATCCTCGATGGCGGTAAGCCAGCTAACTGTGAAACATGCTGGATCGATGAAGACAATGGCAAATACAGTAAACGCCAACAATACAATGACTACTACGATAACTGGTATGGCCCTAACTGGATGGAAACATTCGAATGGACTGCTAAACCTACAGCAGTAATGGACATGCAATTAATATTTGATAACACTTGTAACTTAGCATGTAGAAGTTGTAATGCAAACTACAGTAGTAAGTGGTTAGCAGAAGCTAAAGAGAGACACATACCGTATTGGGAAACTAGTGCGAAGGTTCCCATGAACGATATGGAGAACAGTAAGTTTTGGACTACAATGGATGAGTGGCTACCTGGCATAAGACGATTAGAGATTATGGGTGGCGAACCTTTCTATATGAAAGAGTTCAAGAAGTTTGTTGACAAACTTATTAATGAGAACTATTCACAAAACATTAGCATGACGTTAAGTACTAACGGCACAATAGCAGACCCTGTGTTCTTGCAACGTATGGCAAGTAACTTTAAAGAGTTATCGTTTAGTATTAGTATAGACGGCATCGGAGACAGATTTGAATTCTTAAGGCACCCTGGTAAGTGGGACGAGGTCAAACAGAACTTAGATTATTTTTACGAACTACACACAGGCGACTATCCAGTACACATGCAAATAACACATACTGTTACAGCATTAAATATAATGTACTTGCCTGAGTTCCACGATTACTTCCACAAACACTATCCTACATTTAAAATATGGAATAACATTGCACATTATCCTAAGTGGCTTACATGTAATGTACTACCAGCGTTTGCTAAGAAAATAATCACACAACAATTACAAGAGCACACATGGTCAGGTGACTATGAGAGTGAAGTAGTAGCATTACTAAAATACTTTAACTCACCGTTATATGAGAATGGTGCCAGCGTAGATGAAAAACTACGAGCAAAAGTTTCCGAGGATAAACTATTAATGTTTGACCAACGAAGTATAGAAAACAAATGGAAAATATTTAAATCACAAATAGCAGGAGGAGACCATTATCGAGAAGAGAACTTTACAGAAGTCTTTCCCGAGTTACACGAGTTGATAAAACAAGACTTCGATTACACGAAAGAATATGAGGAAGTGTTGACAAATGGTTACAAACAGCATAGCACCAGGGAGTTGATAAATTGAGTTCTACATATTGTCCTCTACCTTGGCAACACTTAGCCACCCATCCTCACGGTGGTATCACATTGTGTTGCATCAGTGACCACACTGATGGCAAAAACAGAGCTAGAAATTATAAGGATGATTACGATGAGTTCCTAGACTTAAACAAAAACAATATCGAAGAGCAGATGAACAGCGACTACTATAAAGAAGTTCGCCTACAGATGCTCAACGATGAAAAGCCAAAGGCTTGCATGAGGTGTTACAATGAAGAAGATAACGGAATCAAGTCCAAACGAATACATGAACAATCTGTTTTTCCACAGAACACCCTTGATTGGGCGAGTGGGGTTACTAGGGAAGGTGGCGATATTGATATGGATCTCCGCTTTGTCGAGCTTCGTCTTGGCAATGTATGTAACGTTCGGTGCCGTACATGTAATCCGGCAAGTAGTTCAAAGTGGCTTGAAGACTATAAAGACATTGTGGAGAAAGCTGACTTCGTAAATAAAGGTTACTTAGGACTTAACTTTCCTGAAGATTTTAAATGGGCAGAGGATGATAATTTTTATGACGACCTATATAACTCCGCTCCAAACTTAGAAGTAATTTATATCAATGGTGGAGAGCCTACATTGATTAAACAGCATTGGACTTACTTAAAGAAATTAGTAGCTAGTGGCAGAGCAAAAGATATTATACTGTGGTATAACATTAACTGTACTATGCTACCTCCAATTGCATTAGAACTATGGCCCCACTTTAAAGAAGCAAGAATATGTTTAAGTATTGATGACTTAGAAGATAGGAATGCTTTTATAAGAACTAATACAAAATGGGAAGCCGTATTAAAAACTATTAATACATTATTACCATTACAAGATACATTAACATTAAGAATTACACAAACAGTGAGTGCTTACAATTATGCTACATTGCCTGAATTTTTTAAATGGGCCGATAGCATTGGGATAGAAGTTGATATGAACTTCGTGTATGATCCTGATTACCTAAGTCCTGCAGTTATACCTGTTAAGGCAAGAGAGTTGATACATACAGAATTTAGACAAGCGTTGGGCAATGATCATAAATTAGGCACTTTACTTAGCATGTTTAATAACGATGAGTGGAATGAATTAAAGTGGGAACAGTTTTGTCGCTTTAACGATTTACTAGACAACAACGATAACAGCGAATGGAGAAATACATTTACTAAGTTAGTAGATGCAGTGGAGCAAAGTGAACATACTAGCGTATACTAAAACTAAAGGAGACAGTCTTAGATGGCTGGCTCATGCCGGACTACTAGCAGTACTGCTTATAGGTCCTAGTGAACTGTTGTGGGTAACTGCTATTGTTTACTTTTGGTTTAGTAGCATAGGAATATTCGTTGGGCAACACAGATACTTTGCACATAGGAGTTTCAAGACTAACAAGTTTTGGGAAAATGTACTTAACGTAACAGGCACCTTAGCAAGTTTAAGTAGTGTGTTTGGTTACATAGTTAAGCATAGAGAACACCACAAAGCATCTGATAGCGACAGTGATCCTCATAGTCCGCACCACATGAGCTTGTGGAAGAGCTGGACATTAGGGTTAAAGGATGAAAAATATAACATACGACTTGCTAAAGATTGGCTAAAGAACAACGCAGTATTACACTCGCATAACTACTTTTTTGGATACATACTAGTATACATTGTAGTTTTAGCATTAATAGATCCATTGCTAGTGCTGTATGCGTACTTGGCTCCTGTAAGTTTATGTGTTTGGGCCACCGGTGCGTTTAATACATGGGGTCATGGTAAAGGGCTTACATGGATGGGTTACAGAACGTATGACACTAACGACAAGAGTACTAACCATTGGCTGGTAAATATAATAACGTTCGGTGAGGGTTGGCATAATAATCATCACAATGATCCTAGTCTAGCATACCAAGGAAACAAATGGTGGGAGTGGGATTTAAACGGATTGATAATAAAGGTAATAAGCAAATGAGTTTTAAAGATCTATCAAAAAAAGAACTAATGGAAAGCGAAGCGTTCTGTGTGATACCGTGGATACACATGCACCCGTGGCCCGATGGCAGAGTGTTTACTTGTTGTTTAAGTGAACTGCATTCTCCGGTAGGCGATCTAAACGAAGAAGGCTCAACATTAGAAAGCGTATGGAATGGTCCTGGATTGAAAAAGTTTAGACTGGATATGCTTAACCACAAAAAACTTTCTAACTGTAATAGATGTTACGAGCAAGAGTCACATGGACATCAGACATTAAGAATAAGAAGTAACGAAGAGTTTATTGAAGGAAAGCATAACCCGTACGGTAAGGACCAGTTCCAAGAAGTACTTAACACACATGAAGATGGTAGTGTTGACGGTGTAAACATGACGTACATGGATATTCGCTTTAGTAATATCTGCAACATGAGATGTAGATCATGTGGGCCTGATTTAAGTAGCTTATGGTTTAACGATGCAACGGACAGTCAGTTTAATAAAACGCCAACGCAGGCTATACACCAAATCAAAAAAGGATCAACAGACTTCCTAGAAACATTCGATCCGTACCTAGACACAGTAGAGAAAATATACTGGGCAGGTGGCGAGCCGTTGATAATGGATGAGCATTGGTACATAATGAATAAGTTAGTTGACATGGGAAGAACAAAAGAAAATACCCCTATGAGAATTTACTATAACACAAACTTTAGTAAGCTCACATACAAGGGACAAGATGTTATTGAGCTTTGGAAGAAGTTTGAGTCTGTTGGCATCGGTGCTAGTATAGATGCTAGTGGTAAACGTGGAGAGTATCTGCGTAAAGGAACTATATGGAAAGACTTAGTTGCAAACAGACAGCGACTACATGACGAAGCACCTGAGATACGAGACTTCCACGTTAGTTGTACTGTAAGTATTTTTAATGCATTAAACATTACAGACTTTTTTAGAGAACTAGTTGACACAAACTTTATTACTATAGAAGGTTTCGCTGTAAACATTTTACTAGGACAAGCATTCCAAAGAGCAACTGTGATGCCTAAACATTTAAGAGAAGAAGCACAGCACAAAATTGATGTATTACTAGAAGAAATAAAAGATTGGGACAAGTTAGGCAGAACAACAAATACATTTAAAGCATTTAGAAGTTTCCTAGATGGAGACGATACACACTTAACTGTAGAGTTTTTAGAAAGTGTAAAAGAAATGGACAGGTTTAGAAAAGAAGATTTCTTTGATGTGCATCCAGAGTTTGAACTTTATAGAGAACAGTATGATGCTGTAGACTTATCAAAGAGTAGAGTAGAAAGAGATGCTGAAAGAAATCCACAATGGAGAGAAGATGACTGATAAAGAAAAACAGGCGCTAGATATTAATTGGGACGCCATACAACGCAGACGATTTGCAAATGCTGATGCCGAGATTGCACCCGACGATAATTTTACACCGGATGACAATGACGAAGACTCGTTAGTAGATATCATCTATGGGAACAAGGATTAAGTAATGTCAACTGCTACACCAGAACATTTTTGTATACTCCCATGGGTTAATCAGGAAGCACGAACAGATGGCTCGGTTGCTGTTTGTTGTGTTATGCAGGAAACTGTTCCTGGTATCGACTTAGCAGACGGTGGCACATTAAAACAAGCATGGGATAGCGAATGGCTAGCAGACTTAAAGACAGACTTCCTAGCAGGAGAGAAACCTAAAGCATGTTTCAATTGTTGGAACGAAGAAGATGCTGGAATAGAAAGTAAACGTTTAAGAGAACTTATAAAGTTTTCACATCACATAGAAGACTTGGATCATCTAAAACCAAAGAGCATGGATTTGAAACTAGGCAATATATGTAACACCAAGTGTAGAATATGTACAAGTTTTGCAAGTAGCCAATGGGTACCAGAAGAAATAGAACGAGACAACTCGACTAACTTGTTTGCACAGATGATGGCGAAGCAAGGACGGTGGCCCGAGATGAACGAAGCGTTCTGGGACGACTTAGAATCTCAGATTGAGGAAGTGGAGAGCTTGGAGTTCTTTGGTGGAGAACCTTTCCTTATTAAAAGACATTTTGAAATATTACAATCGTTAGTTGATAAAGGCAGAGCTAAGGATATAAGTATTAGTTATAACACTAACGGATCTATATATCCGGCACATGCTATTGAACTTTGGAAAGAGTTTAAACGAGTACAAATATTTTTTAGTATTGATGGTGTAGGCAAACAGTTTGAATACATACGTCACCCACAACAGTTTGATGAAGTTGTAGATAACTTCCACAAGTTTAATCAACACGACTTCTTAGAGTTAAATATTTTTTATACAGTAGGGTTGTTTAATGTTATGTACATGGATGAGATACTCACATGGCAACTAGAGAACGACATAGACTGTAACATACATTTTAATATGGTATACGAGCCTAAGCATGTAAGTCCTAAAGCATTACCTAAGTCTGTTAAGAGAGCAATAACAGAGAAGTTTGCTGGACATAATGATCCTAGAATACAAACAACGTTATCGTATATGAACCAAGAGCACTACTTAGGACACATGGACGAGTTTGTAAGACAGACAGCATTCAGTGACAAGTACAGAGATGAGAGTATAGCAGAAACATTCCCAGAGTTATGGGAACACCTTAAACCATTTTTTGAGCAGAGTGACACAATGCAGTTTATGTCAGACATGCAACAAATTAAAGCAGGCAATAAACATGACGGACTATAGTAAAACATTTTGTCCGTATCCTTGGATACATGTAATGACACAGCCAACAAGCACAGTTAACTTTTGCTGTGTTGCTAGTGGGCAAGTGAAACGAGACAATGACGACAAGCATCCTATTATGTTAGACCGTGGTGATAAGATTGAAGATGTTTGGAATGGGAAACACTATCGTAAGATAAGAAAGCAAATGATAGAAGGCGACCAAGTAGAAGGGTGTGAGCCTTGCTACCAATTAGAAGACTTGGGCATACCTAGTTACAGAGAAAACTATATCAAAGACTGGATGGGCTTCCATAGAAATGCTCCAGAGATTAAAAAGATAATAGACAAGAGTATTAACAACGATTACTTCGTAGAGGAGTCACCGCAATACTTAGACTTTAGACTTGGCACACTATGTAACTTAAAATGTAGAATGTGTCAGAGCCAAAACAGTAGTGCTATATATAAAGAATTAAAAGACGATACTATATACACAGAAGAAGAACGTGCATTCGTAATAGAGAACACTCATTGGGAGCAGTTCGACGATTACACTATCCCTTGGTTCGATGAGCCAGACTTCTTAGCAACAGTAGAGGAGTGGTTACCTAATGTAAATAGATTATACTTTACGGGTGGTGAGCCAACTATTATACAACGTGTATATTGGATACTAGAAAAATGTGTAGAGATGGGTATTGCTAAGGACATTGACTTAGTGTTCAACTCTAACATGACTAACATACAACCCAGGTTCCTAGACTTAGTAGTCAAGTTTAGAGATGTGTTGATGTGTTTAAGTGTTGATGGCTACAGTACCACCAATGAATATATTAGAAGTGGAAGCAAATGGTCTATAGTAGATAAGCATATTAAAGAGTATGCTGATTCTAAAGTTGTAGGTAACTTGTTGTTTAGTCCTGTTGTACAAATATATAACATATTAAATATAACAGACTTACTAGACTATGCTGAAGAGATCACTGAACTAAGTGGTAGACGAATAGACATTAGTTTCTTAATGAACAACTATCCTAAATGCTTAGACATTCGTAACTTGCCTAAGAACATTAGAGACGAAGCAAAGAGTAGATTACATCACTGGCTTGATACTAGTACATACTTTGCTAACGATGAAAGGAATAAACAAACAGTGCTAGGAATTATTAATGCATTGGGCGATGACCAAGTTAACGATGATGCTGAAACGCAAATGGAAATATTCAAACGTTACACATTGTTATTAGATGATAAACGTAACCAAAGTTTAGCAGACAGTCTGCCAGACTTATACAAATTACTGGATTGGTAAATGGATTTAAAAGACAAAACACACTTATACGCAATCGGTTGTAGCCATATGGCAGGTAGTGAGATATGTGGCCCAGGAACAACTGCGGCTACTAAACAAAATATTGTCCATGCATGGCCCGGACAACTTGCTAGAGCGTTTGAACTTAACTACACAAATCATTCAGCACCGGGTGGCAGTAATGAATACATCATGCGATCCACTATTGACTATGTTAGTCAGTGGGTATATCAAGGAAGAGATCCAAAGGAGTTACTTGTATGTGTAGGCTGGACTACTAACGAACGAGTAGAGTTTACATGGGAAGATCAACATATACATTGGGCAAACGGATCTGATGCAGAACAATACAAAAACACTGGCGACTTCACTACATGGTTCAAAGCATTGCAGTTATATCACACAGACTATAACTTTGGACTGTTTAAAAAAATAACTTATATGACTATGCTAGATTCGTTCTTAAAATCTTACGAAGTTGATCACATACAGGTAAATAATTGTGCGTCAATAAAAGCAGAGACGTTTGATCATTTAAGATTAAAACATTTAATGCATACGTTCCCGCATGATGTGTTCTTTGAGAGTGAAGATAGTTTTATAGAAAGGTACGACACAGAAGAAAACGCTTCACACTTCTCAGAATGGTACCACGCAGATAAGCATTTACACACGCTATATGCAAATGAAGTTAAAAAGTTTATAGAGGAATTATAATGCCAGAAGAAAGAAACGAACTAGCCGAAGAGGTAACAGAGATTATCGACCACGGTGACTTGCAGGGTAATCCAATAAGTAAGAAAGCTGAAGTACTTAGAGGCCCTACAGAAATTGAAGTACCCGATGTACCCGAATTAAATCTTACTGATGAGGAAGAAGAGATGCTGAAGGATAAGTTAGAACAAATCCGTAAAGCAGATCCATTTATTTATAGATGAGAATACTTGGTATAAGTTGTATGTTCCATGATGCGTCTGTTTGTGTAGTCGACGAAGGCAAGATTATGTTTGCTGGTCACAGCGAACGTTATAGTAGAAAGAAGAACGATCCTTTCTTACACAAAGAATTAATGGCAGAAGCATTGACATTTGGCATGCCAGATGTTATAGTAATGCATGAGGATAGTAAGTTAAAGTCTAAACGTAGACTAAAACAACTGAGAATGGATGCAGTTAAGGCTGTGTTCACGGAACCAACTGCCGAGCAATGGCTTAAAAGATTTTATCCACAGCTAGACGGTATTCCAGTTCAGCATACATTACATCATCAAAGTCATGCCGCCGCAGGAGTACTTACTAGTGACTTCGACGAGTGTGCTATAATGACTATCGATGCAATAGGCGAAGTGCAGACTGCAACCATATACAGGTATGAAGAACGAGGTGGCAAGTTTGAATTGGTACACGAAACAAACTTCCCAAGTAGTCTAGGTTTATTCTATAGTGCTGTAACAGCCAGAGTAGGACTGAAGCCTATGGAAGATGAATATGTGCTAATGGGAATGGCGGCATACGGTAATCCGATATTCGCTAAACAGATGCGTAAGCAATTGTTTAAGCATGAAAAGATTACTAAAGAGAATAGAGGAGAGTGTCTACACACCATTGATATGAGTAGAGGCTTACCAGACGACTTCTTAATAAACAATTTAAACATTCCGGGTAACGAACAAATTAAGTACGACTTAGCCGCAAGTGCTCAGTTAGTATGTGAAGAAAGAATTATGGAATACGCGGAGTTAGCCTACAAGTACACTCATAGTAAGAACTTAGTGTTCATGGGTGGCTGTGCATTAAACTGTGTTGCTAATAGTAAACTGTTTGATATATTCGATGACGTACACATAATGCCTAACCCAGGTGATGCTGGAAGTAGTTTAGGTGCCGCGGCATTCTTACATTTTGCAGATACATTAAAGAAAGTAGAATGGAAAACTCCTTACTTAGGAACTGTAATAGAAGGCAAGTGGCCCGTAAGGAAGTTTGTCGAGAGTTTAAACAATGGGGAAATCTTTGGAGTTGCCAATGGCAGAGCAGAGTTTGGTCCTAGAGCATTAGGGAACAGAAGTTTATTTGCTGATCCTAGAGGGGAAGAGATTAAGGATAGAGTAAATGAAATTAAACGTAGACAAAAGTTTAGACCGTTTGCTCCTATCATTTTAGAAGAACATGTACAAGATTGGTTTGAACTGCCGGGCGGTTTAAACGAAAGTCCATACATGCAGTTTGTAGCAAAATGCAAACGTCCAGATGAAATACCTGCTGTCGTACATGGGGATGGAACGAGTAGGGTTCAGACTGTTAATAGAAAACAGCACCCTGAACTATATGAAGCACTATCCGAATGGCACAAAGTATCAGGTTGTCCTATTGTTCTCAATACGAGTCTCAATGTTAAAGGTCAGCCAATAGTTAATACTAAAGAAGATGCTACTGCTTTTACAAACCATTACAACATCAGAGTACATACAAGTGACTAACGAAAAAGTTAAAGAACGAATAGAAGCAATAGGCATAAACGGTTACGTTAAAGAACTACTTGCGGACCACGACTATAGCGAACTATCGCCTACCGAAGTATCACGCAACCCATGGCTATATGATCCACTGTTAACTCCAGAGGAAATGATGTTCTGGAAACTAAAAGGGAACTGTCATGTGTGTAAGATTAGTGCAAGACATCACCGAGACGATTGTTGCTTTAGTGCTAACCAATTAATGTTCCGTGAATTAGAAAACCTAGACAACGGACTAGACCATATCAATAAATATATAAACGCAGTAGTAGGACACAAAATAGATGTATGATATTTTTTATGTAGGAGAGAACGAAGCTCTAGTAGAGCAGTTACCTTTTGCACAACAAGTCAGTAACGTGTCTGCTATCTCTAGCAATACATCAATGTATTGGTTCATCGAAGAAGACATTACTGTTACCGACTATAGTATATTTGACTTTAAGCCAGACTCGCATACAAAAAATTACGAACATGTTTGGAAGTGGAACCAATTGAACTATGGCGGAGTAACATTAAAAGTTAAAAAGCCAATTGGGTTTCCAGAAACATTCCATCACAATGCAGTAGCATGTACAAAAACATTCAACGTACTAACAAGCACGACACCGGGGGACTACTTTGATAACTCTAGTAGCACACATGTTTGGTGCGTTGATCCTGAATATAAAATAACTGAAAACATCGATTGGGCACCGGGGAACTTTGAACCAGACTTCATACACAGTTTTCATTTAAGGGGACAACTAGAACATAAGTATCCAAAAGAAGAAGGTGGCATTAAATTATATCCACGTGATTGGAAAGACGCACAAATTAAATACCACGGCTTCTTAAATGCAGACTTAGACATACCGTTTATGTTTGTTACCGACGTAGACGATTACAGTCAGCGTGATGTACACACAAACGAATATGTTTGGTTAATAGATAAAGAACATACTATTAATACTAAAACACTTGACTGGGTTCCTAATCCTTTTGAGAAAGACTTTGTACACAGTTTTAAAATGCCATACCAATTAAAAGAAAAGTATCCGTTGGGTATGGGTGGCATTAGACTAGTGCCTATGAATTGGAAAGACGCGGAACTTAAAATACATCCTGCATGTCCAGTAGAGGACGAAGCGTATGATGTGTTCTATATAGACAACGAAGACTTTAATGCAGAAACATACAGCGACTATGCAGAGCGTAGTAAAACAGAATGGTTCTGGATTGTGGATAGAGAGTTTCAGTTTAATGGTAAACTGTTATACGTTCCAGCAAGTCACGAATTAGATTATATACATGTATTTAAAATACCCAGTCACCTAGAAGAACGTTACCCGGCAGACTTTACAGACGCATGGGATACCCGATGTGGTGGCGTACGATTAATGAATAAACACTTTGACGTAACCAAGCATAAGTATCAAGAAGATATTTGTCCTGTACGTTATGATATATTCTATGCAGATAATATCAGCGACTATGATACTCCTGCAAGGAAAAGCAGAACTAAAATGTTCTGGTTAGTAGACAACGAACATCAAATTAACGAGGAGTTCAACTATGTTCCACAACAGCATGACACAAAGTACATACACATATTCAAGTTTCCGGATGACCTGGAACACAAATACCCCAAAGCAATTACAAATATCAGCGACAACAGAGCAGGAGGTATTAAACTTGTTCCGAGATCTGGCAGTGAGGACAGCAAGTTTATTGCCACTAACCCCGTCGGAGGTAGAAGCTACCCGATCATATACACTGATGAAGGAATGGATCGAGTAGATGCTGACTGTTGGATACTGCCCACAGCCTTTAATGACATAAGTCATATACCGTGGAGCCCAACAACATTCGAACGTAACACTAAACATATATTCAATGGCATACTTATATGGATGCCAAAGGATTGGAATGGTGATGTTAAAGTACACGACATGAGTCCTGTAGCATTAACGTATGAGTTTGAAACATACAGTTCATATCAAGAAGGATTAGCAAAGAGTACTCATGCTTGGTTCTGGGTAGTTGATCCAGACGTTGATGTACTTGTAGGATTTGACTTTGACTTCCAGCCTGATGTGTTCGACGATGGTAAGCAACATGTATGGCAAAAACTAAATCCTGTAACAGGTAAGCAATACGATTACGGTGGAGTTAGTTTAAGGAACAAGAACGAAGGCAAAGGTAGACCAAAGTATATTAGAGAGCCGGCTTGTACACAGAAAAAGTATCCAGTGTACCACATACAGCCGGAAGAACTGTTACAGCCGTTAGACGGCGTCTACGAAGCTCTGGCACTACAAACAACCGTAAGCATGATGTGGGTAGTTGATGCACATGTACAAGTAGATGCAGACTTCGATTATAGTTATTACCCAACACAATATGATAAAGATGTAGTCCACATGTGGCAACATGCAGGTAGCAGTAAGCAAAGTGGCGTTAAACTAATGCCGGTAGCCCACTACACACTAGAACAAATTAAAGAAAACAGTTATGTTAAACTAAAAGAACTGCCTAAGGTAGCAAGTAGAGATCCTATATGGCCCGTTGAACAGTTAGAACACATGACATCAAAGGAAATACAGGACGTATTAGCCAAGCATAGTGACGTAGGCTATGTGTGGACAGTAGATCCAGACATTGAATTAACCGAAACTGTTATTGCAGAGAGCATTATACCACATGTAAACAATACAAATGTAGTGCATGTATGGAAAAGAACAGACGCAGAAGGGTTAGTTATAGGACATGGCGGTCTTAGACTGTGGCCCACAACGTATAATGCTAGTCAATTAACTGATGAACAAGTATTAACTTGCAGTATACCAGACCAATTAATATTAAATGCTGTAGCAGGTGAGCAAAAAGAGTATCCTATATGCTACTTGAACAGTGATAAAGACATAATAGACCAACTGTTATTGTTTGAAATGAACTTAGACAGCAACATGTACTGGGTAGTTGATCCTCATAGCACCTTAGTAAGCGATTGGAAGTTTGATTATGTGCCTACTAAGTGGGAAGAGCATGTGGTTCACGTGTGGATTGACAGCATAGATGCCCAACGTGGCGTTCGTTTAGTACCCACTGGTACCTTTACCAACACCAAGTTCACTGTTAAACAGTTAATTAACAACAGTTTTAAAGACTTAAAGCCAGTATACCGGGTAGCAACCACACCTACAACGTGGGAATGTTTCGCTCTTAACACTGAAACACCGTTACTCAAGCAGTTAAACAACTATAAAAATGTTACTACAGGTGATTACTTCTATACTATTGATCCAGATGTAACACCAATACCTGAATTCGAGTACAGTTATACTCCACAACTAGATGGATTAAACAAAGTACACACATGGCAACGAGTTAATCCACGCACAAACAAAACACATTCATATGGTGGCATACGTTTATGGCACAAAGGTATAGAAGGTTTAACATCAGATGACATACAGTTAAACAAAATGCCACGTGGAACACTACAGTATGTTAAAGCAACTGCTAGTGTGTATAAGCCATATGACATAGTACTCATCACTTACGCACAAAACAACGCACATGAACTGCTAGAGGCATTACCAGACGAGTCTATACTGGTTAGTGATGTAGACGGAATATTCACAGCACACCAACAAGCAAGTAATTCAGTGAGCAGTAGTATGTTCTGGGTAGTGGACGGTGATGCTGATGTAAGCACAGACTTCGACTTTAGTTATATACCAGATGTATATGACCAAGACGTTACTCATGTGTGGAATAGTGCTAACCCTGTTACTGGTGATACTTATGGCTACGGCGGAGTTAAACTGTTTAACACTAACGCAGTTAGAGGAGCAACCACTTGGGGCATAGACTTTACAACTGGATTAGGCAAACGATTTAAAGTAATGCCTGAAGTTGCTTGTACAACAAGATTTAATACTGATGCATACAGCACATGGCGTAGTGCATTCAGAGAGTGCGTTAAGTTAGCAACTAGCACAGACGCAGACGCACAACAAAGATTAGGGGCATGGCTAAACGCTACTGAGGGAGACTACAGTGATCAAGCTGTAGCAGGAGCAAACGCAGGTAATGACTATGCAGGACGCAACCGGGGGAACACAGTTGCATTAGAATTAATTAATGATTACGAATGGCTAGAGGCACAGTATGAGAAGAGGTAAAGCTAGACCACGCAGTATGGTACCATCACCTTGCATTAAAATATGTACGTTTGATGTGAACAGTGAGTACTGCATCGGCTGTTACAGAACTGCTACTGAGATGCGTGACTGGTACACAGCCACAGATGAAGAAAAGAACGCAGTACTAGAGAGGATAGAGGAATGGATAAAATTGAAAAGTACCTCAGAGTAAGAATAGATATGTTATGTGAGGAGAGAGCCAAGAACGATAACGAAGTTGCTCACATGGTGTTAGACAGCTCAGTTGCTGAACTATGCACAGTATTAGAAATGTTAGAGAGAATAAAATGAATGAAATTAAACTAGACACATGGGAAGCGGTTAACGATTATATCGATGCAGGCTTCTTGAAAGTAAGCATGAGCCAGTTCGAGCATATAGTACAACACAGCAGTTTGTATCCTAAACATGCATTCAGCAAAGGACAGTTAGCATCCAAGAGCTGGCTGTTAGGCGAACTGTATAAAGTATCTCCATTACAAGCTAATGCCACTGTGATTATATTAGGCAGTTGGATAGGCAGTCTAGTTGATCCACTGCACAGAGCATTAACTATAGAACGTATATACGGAGTTGATGCTGATCCCACTGCACAAGATTTAAGTGAACGACTGAACCAAAAGTATCTAGCAGGCTGGCGTTACAAAGGAGTTGTTGCTGATGCTACACATTTAGATTTAAGTAACTGTGAGTTTGAAACTGGAGGGGAATTAATTACGGTTAAACCCGATTGGATTATTAATACCAGTTGTGAACATATGAATAGCGATTGGTTTGATACTGTTGACTCGGATCAATTAATTATAATGCAAACTAATAACAGCGAATCCTTTGATGGACATATTAATACATGCAACAGCATAGAGGATATGATAAGCAAATACCCATTAAGCAATACCAAGTACGTGGGCAGTATGGTAACTCCAGCATATAGTCGCTACATGCAAATAGGTTACAAATAGCCCAGGGCGGCGGAACCTTCAGTAGGTGCGAGTGAAACGAAGCGCCTTCGCGGTGAGATCCTATTTAATCTAAATCAGAGTTTAGCAAAACTAAATTAGTTCTACTAGTGCTGTAATACATAAGCCCATAGCAAATATTAAAGCACATACAAAATAGCCCACATGGAATCTGGTATATAGTATTTTATTAATTATATCTTTCATAATACTATTTATTATAATCCCCACGGAGCAATCCAATGCTTATACAAACTCCTCTTCCATTTATTAATCAACTTTGTTATCATGATGTCTCGATTTAATTTTATTATACTTCTCTCGCAAATGTTTCATGTGAGCATAGAAGCGTAGTCTTGAGTTCTTCACAATAGCTTTAATATGTTTCCTATGAGTTCTAGCTCTTTCGCTCTTAGCATGTCTATCCTGTTTAGTCATAATGTTTCTCCTGCAAAGTATATACTATAGTATACTGTATATTGAGTAAGAAGTCAATACACTTTTATGCATGTAACCACTATAGTGCATAGTGTTAGCCGAATACTTATATATGATGTATAGTGGGCATACAGAGCTATACATAGAGATGCTGTACGCATCAGCCTTTCGTACACGCTACACGCGGTTACTTCAGGCTATATGTAGCATAGAAAAATCTTGTGCTAAATTTTTTTTGAATACACCACCTCCGGCATTACAGTGTGTACAAA